GCTATGTTAGCACAGGGTGTGTGCTAATCAATAAAAACGAACCCCGGAAATTCAATGTTTCCGGGGTTTTATTGTGCGTATTTTTACAGTGAGTGTTCGTAAGTTTGAGTAAAAATTTGATAGTAATATACTGGCAATATACTTATAATATACACGCAAGATACAAACGATTTTGCATAATATACGCATAATATACTTGGTTTTTGGCACTGTTTTAGAATATTTATACAGTAAAAGGGAGGCATGACCTCCCTTAAATTTTGTTGACTTCATCAATAAGCTGTTGTGTGGTTTTATGTGTGTACACTCCCTTTGTGACATTGTTTTTCATGCTGTGACCCATTATGAGTTTGATGCAAACCTCATTCGCTCCGGCATCATCCATGAGAGATGCGAACGTGTGCCGGCCATCATGGGGAAGATGTTTCATGTTGAGCTTATTCATAACTGTATTGAAATTCGCACTAACATAGGAACCGTATGTGTAGTGATTGCCATATTTGTTGTTTACCAGAAATCTACGGTTGGCATCGTACCGGTTCTTTACGAGAGGCAGGATTTTGTCTGCAATAGGAATAACTCTGTCTGTTCCGGCTTCTGTTTTCATTCCTCCAATCATATATTGTTCGTCCAGATGCACATTATCCGTGGTTATCTCTAACAGTTCGGTAGGACGCAGACCTGTATAGATTGTAATGAGGATGAGGTCAACATTGTTTACCACATACAGTTTGCTCCACAAGGTTGCAATCTCCTCATTCGTGTATCTGCTATGAATCTGTTCTTCCGGGTTTACCCATGAGTAAACAAAAAACTGTGACAGATCTTTTTCTATATAGTTGTTCATCAGGGCGTACTTGTACAGATTATTGAGAACGGTTCGGATATTAGAAACGGTGGAATTTGATTTACAGGTCCATTTGTTGATACATTCCTGGACTTCATCAGTCCGCAGAGCATTAAATTTCTTGTGGTGCAGATCGGACAGATGATTAAAGGCAATTTCGTAGTTTCTCCATGTGTTTGAAGATATTTTGTCCGGCAGAGCTTTCCTATAATTTTTCCACTTCCCGTACATCTCTGCAAATGTGGGAGTCTCGGCATATCTGATGTGCTCCGCAACGACATCCGCATTATTCAATTCAGATAAGTAAGAGTAGGCGTGCTCCTGTTTGGCAAAATATTCAAGGTACTTAAATGTCTGACGGTAGGAGATGGAATACTCATATCCCTCTTCCTGCATAAGATCCTCAGCGAATGACAACACTGGTTCCGATGAGATGGCAGACCAAACCTGTTTTCTCCATTGCCATTTGAAATTGTATCGGACAAAATCTCTCAGAATGTTTGACGGCGGTTCTTTCGGAGCATCAATTTCTACAAATTCAGAAATTTCAGAAGTTCGGACGGCATAAGGCTTACGCCTCTTGCCTTTTAGTTTGATTACACTACCGTAACCGTTTGGCAGACGCATAATATCATCCTCCTTTTTCCTAAAAATGGGCGTAAAAATGCCCGGTATATTGTTTTTCTACCGGGAAGATGATATAATGCAAGGTGTTCAGACGAGCATACATCGGCTTTCCGGTGCGTGTTTATAGATACCGTCTCTGTTGGTAGCAGAGGCGGTTTTCTATTTTAGTATTTCTGTCGGTTTTCAACGACTCTGCCAATGATTCTCACTGGCTTATTCTCAATTTCCTCATTTGAATAGAACATAGGCTCATAGGTCTGATTAAAAGGAATGAGTCTGATTCCACTAGGGAACTTTGCCAACTTTTTGCAAGTGGCACTGTCTCCATTGACTAACACAATGACAAGATCTCCTGATTCTGCATAGTTCTGTTTGCGGACAATCACAACATCCCCATTGCAGATACGAGGTTCCATTGAATCTCCCTTTATTTTTAGAGCGAAGAAATCTCCGGTATGAGCCAATTCCTCTGATATTTCCTCATAATCTATAACATCCTCAATGGCTTCAATAGGTATTCCGGCAGCCACATTACCAAGAACCGGTATGCGGATTGCTTTCTTAGCCATCCTCACTTTCTCAGGAGAAACAGATACTTTCATATTATCATCTAATTGATTAAAAAGTTCGTCGAAACTCATAAACATTCCATTTGCCGCTTTCTTTATTGTTGCCATGGACGGAACAGGCGGTTCTCCTGTTTTCGGATTGAGATTATTTTCAAGCTGGGATATGTAACCTTTACTCAAACCACTAGCTTTTGCAAATCTATCCATACTCATGCTATTTTCTTCTCTATATGCCCTTATTATCTGCCCTAATGTCATAAGAAAACCTCCTTTCAATGTTTAGTCCATTATACAATGCACGGAACAAAAAGTCAATTTTTTTGTAAAATGTGCTTGACAATAAATGTTTAGTCGGCTATACTCAAATTGTTCAGTCGAGCAAACATCGGACAAAGAAAGGAGGCGCAGTAATGGCGTATCGAATCAGAGAACTTAGAGAAAAGAAGAAACTTACCCAGGAACAGTTAGCTCAAATGTCTGGCGTAAGCAGAACAACCATAGTTCTGCTTGAAAACAACGAAGAGCATGAGGCTATGGTCGGTACTCTGAAATCGTTGGCGGCGGCTTTGAATGTCCCTGTCAGCAAACTTTTTACCCAAAAAGTTTAGTCGAGCAAACATGAAAAGGATAATCCACAACGAACTAAGGCACAGCAAAACGAACAAAATGAGGTAAGAAGCAATGAACAATGAGAGAGTGACACCAAAAAATGCAGCGAAAGAGTTGCAAATGGATGTGATTACGCTCCGTGAACTTATGAAAAGGGAGAAATTGCCTATTGGATATGCCATAAAGCGAGAGGGTAAATCCAAGTGGGGATTTTACATATATCGCCACCTTTTGGATCAGGAGAAAGAACGACTTGGTATAGGTTAAGCATCCGCAAGGATTGTTTAATAGATATTTTTTGAGGAAAGGAGACGCACCATGAGAAAAGGTACAGTTAAATGGTTCAACGCCGCAAAGGGCTATGGTTTCATTACAGGCGAAGATGGAGTTGACGTGTTCTGCCATTTCAGCGCATTGCAGATGGACGGTTACAAGACTCTCGTAGAGGGACAGCCCGTAGAATTTGATGTTGTTGACGGAACCAAGGGACCGCAGGCATCCAACGTAACAGTAATTCAGTAGCGGTTTAGGGGGTAAGGCATTGCCGAACCCCATAAACAGAGAAAGGAAAATCCACCATGAAGATTTCAAAAATCACGATAAAGCAGCTCTTCGGGATTAAGGAATGGCAGGGGGACGGAAAGAACATTGAGCTTGTCGGAGACAACGGTACTGGAAAAACATCCGTTATTGACGCAATCAGATATGCTCTTACAAATTCCTCCGACCGTGAATTTATCGTAAAAAACGGAGAGACAGAGGGAGAGATTTACATAGAAACAGATAACGGTCTCTCCATTGACAGAAAAGCCAGAACGGCAATGACAGATTACAAATCTGTTAAGCAGAACGGCAATGTAATTCCAAGTCCTGAGTCGTTTCTGAAAACAATATTCACACCGTTGCAGCTTTCCCCTATGGAGTTCATCTCTATGGATAAGAAAACCCAGAACGCAACGATTTTGGATATGATTCAGTACGATTGGAACCTTGACACCATCAAGGAATGGTTCGGGGAGATTCCGAGGGATGTAAATTACGAGCAGAATATCTTGGATGTCCTGAATGATATTCAGGCAGAGAACGGTTACTACTTTATGCACCGTCAGGATGTAAACCGTGATATTCGTGCGAAGAAAGCAGTTATCGCAGATATTGGCAACTCACTTCCTATCGACTATGACGGAGAGAGATGGGAAAAGGAAAACCTCTCAGAACTCTACACAGAGATCGAGAAGATCCGCAAGAACAACGAGACTATTGAAAAGGCAAAACGCCTTAGAGACAGCCACGATGGAAAAATCCGCTCATTTCAGGCAGACAAGGAAATTAAGATTGCCGCACTTGATACGGAAATGGCTCAGCAGGAAAAGAGCATTGAGAGTGAGTTGGCACAGCTTGAAGAGAGAATAAAAGCCCTCAGAGAGAAGAAAGACGGCCTTGCTGGTGTAAAAGCGGACAAGGTAAAGGTAATTCAGTCGGAGTATGAGGCATCCGTGTCTAAGTATGAAGCTGAGCAGGCATCCTACGCAGAATACGCAGATATGGAAACCACACCTATTGATGATCTTATGGCAAAAGCCAATGAGACTGAGAAGATGAAAGGCCATATCAATGAGTGGCGCAGAATGTTGAACATCCAGAAAGAGGTTGATGAGTTGCAGAGTGAGTCAAACAGTCTTACAGAGAAGATCGAACTGGCAAGAACTCTTCCGGGAACCATTCTGGAAACCGCAGAGATTCCGATTGAGGGTCTGACCGTTAAAGACGGAATACCTCTTATCAATGGATTGCCTGTAAGCAATTTGTCAGAGGGAGAAAAACTTGATCTTTGCATTGATGTGGCAATTCAGAATCCGTCCGGTTTACAGATCATCCTCATTGATGGTACTGAGAAACTGTCTGAGGAAAACCGCACACGTCTCTATGAGAAGTGCAAAAAGAAAGGGTTGCAGTTCATAGCAACCAGAACCACAAGCAACAATGAATTAACAGTTATTGAACTGTAGGAGGAAACACTATGGCAGGAAAGAATGATAACTTTGACGCACTTATGGCAATGATGGCACTCAAACACATTATGGATGATACGAAAGATATTGAAATCCATCCATTCACTTGTGAAGTGACCGTAACGCCTACATCAATCAGTTGCAGTTCTTCTGGAAATAAGGCATTTCTCGAAGATATTGACGGTGGAATGGAGTGGGCGGAGGAAACCAGCAACCTCATCAAAGATATTATGTCTGAGCAGACAATAAAGCTCACTGATCTGATGAAAAAGAAATTTGGTTTCGATACCGTCAAAGTTAAGCCCGACTCCGAAGATGGTTTTGCGGATTTTTTGAAGAACCTTTTCGGGGGGGGGTACAGACGATAGCGAATAAAATAAATAATCTGCCTGCCATAGCCTTTTCTTGGTAGGCAGATTCATAAAAATACAAGGAGGTTATTTATGGCAACAAAAGACACAAATTATTTAGTTGCAGTTCATAAAGGACTGGACGAAAGCCTTGAAAAACAGGTTGCAGCTCTGCCGGAGAAATTCAACAAGCAGAGATTTTTACAGAACTGCATGACGGTTCTGCAGGACGGACAAGCTGATTTCTCAAAATGCGAAGCACCGACCGTTGTGCGAACACTCTTAAAAGGAGCTTTCCTTGGTCTCGATTTCTTTAACGGAGAGTGTTACGCAATTCCTTACGGAAATCAGTGTCAGTTCCAGACTGATTACAAGGGAGAGATCAAGCTGTGCAAGAGATATTCGAGCAATCCTATTCAAGACATTTACGCAAAGGTAGTCCGTGAGGGAGATGGGTTTGAGGAAGTAATTGAAAACGGTAAGCAGTATGTCAATTTCAGACCTAAGACTTTTTCAAACGGAGAGATTATCGGTGCATTTGCGGTAGTCCTCTACAAAGACGGTTCCATGATGTACGACACCATGAGCAAAGAGGACATTGAACATACCAGACAGACATTCTCAAAGGCAGCAAACAGCAAGGCTTGGAAAGAAAGTTACGGAGAGATGTGTAAGAAAACAGTTCTCCGCCGACTGTGTAAGTTGATTGACCTCAACTTTGATACCGCAGAACAGTGTCAGGCATTTGAAGATGGTTCGGCATTTGATGTTAAGGAAAAACCGAAAGAGAAGTATCAGGCACAGGACATTTACCAGTCTCACGATCAGAGTTCTCATAACGCAGATGAGAGTTCTGATGGTGTGATTGACGGAACATTCAAGGAAGTAGATGAGTAATCTTCTTAAACTTACCCCGGAGAACTATTACACCAAAGAAGCTAATATGCAGTATGTGTCCGTTTCTCAGTACAAAGAGTTCAACGGCACGACCGGAAAAATGGGTTGTGAAGCATACGCTATGGCGAAGCTCCGGGGAGAAGTTGAGGAAGTAACCACAACTGCGTTAATGGTAGGCTCCTATGTGGATGCCTACTTTGAGGGTACACTTCCTACATTTTCCGCACAGCACCCGGAAATCTTCTCATCCAGAGGTAAAACCGCCGGAGAGTTGAAATCCGAATACAAACAGGCCTCAATTATGATTGACCGTGCCGTGAAAGATCCGGTTTTCATGCAGTATATGGCCGGAGATAAACAGGTTATTATGACCGGAGAAATTGAGGGAGTTCCTGTCAAAATCAAAATTGACAGTGCAGACGGCAGACGAATCACTGACCTCAAAACAGTAAAGAGCATAACAGAAACCTTTTACGCAAAGGACCTTGGGCAGAGACTCAATTTCTGCGAATGGTGGGGATATGATTTGCAAGCTGCCGTGTACAGAGAGATTTACAGACAGAATACAGGTGATCTCTTGCCGTTTTACATTTGTGCTGTCAGCAAGGATAAGACAGACAACATTCCTCATCCGAGAATCAAGGTTATTGAAGTTCCACCGCTGATGATGGATGAAAAACTGGCAGAGGTCAAAAACAATATCGTGAAAATCCAACGCATTAAAGATGGAGACATTGAGCCACTTAGATGCGAGGTATGCGATTATTGTGCCGATACTGAGATTCTGGATGGTCCTGTCTCCATGGATATGCTGATGGGAGAGATTTAATGAAAGATTCAATCGTAATTGATATGAAATACGCTGATTACGATATGATAGACGGCTCTTACGGTGTCGAGAGACACCACTTGATGGGTGGGGCGAACAGGAGCCATGCAGACGAGGATGGTCTGTGGGTTCCTTTATCGCCGGACCATCACAATTCAAGTAGAATGAGTGTTCATCACAACAAGGAAATGAAAGTAATGAGCCATATCATTGCACAGTTGGCGTATGAGCTTGAAATGGTATCTACCGGACAAGCCAAGGATAAAAACGAGGCAAAGGAAATGTTTCGGAGAAGATACGGAAAAACATTCGTATAGTAGGCGATACGCTTATTATAAATAATTCTTTAGAAAGGAAGTGAAAACAGTGGCAGAGAAACTTACATTGGCATCCATGTGTGCCGGAGGCGTTCAAGAACGTATCGACAGAGCGTTAGCGAAAATCTCAGATAACATTCTGGATTTGAACACTGATGAAAAGAAGAAACGTGTCCTTGATGTAAAGATTACTCTTACTCCTAGTGAGGATGATAGAGAGGATGTTTCCGTTGAGGTACAGACTTCCATTAAGTTAGCTCCTGAGATGGGACTGAAAACTCAGTTGTTCATCAACAAGGATTTCAGAAGTGGTGTTACAACCCTTACTGAACATTCCAAAGGTGCGATCAAAGGTCAGCTCACTTTGGACGAGTGCGGTATGAGCATGAACCCGGAGGAAGTTGAGGAAGAAAAACCGGTAACGGCAGAGGAACTTGGTTGTGATCCTGAAACCGGAGAGGTTATTGAAAAGCAGCCGGAACAGAAAACCGAACACAAGGTTATTAGCCTGAAAGCGGTTAATGATTAAAGGAGGACATTATGAATTTTGGAAAAGCAATAGAAGAGATGAAGTCTGGTAAGAAAGTTGCAAGGCAGGGATGGAACGGAAAGAACCAGTACATTGAACTTGCAACTAATATCAGCTACAAAAACGCCTGTGGCGATATTGTGAACTGCGAACATGATGCCATCGGAAACAAAGCAATCGCATTTGTCGGAACATCCGGTGTACAGATGGGATGGCTTGCATCTCAGGCTGATATGTTGGCAGATGATTGGCAGATCGTACAGTAGCAGGAGGAAGATATGTTAAAAGCAGCTATTGAGAAAATTCTTTCCCTTGACGAACCTCATATTAAGTCGATTGAGGGAAGAACCTATGTAGACAAAGATATGACACAGATCGGCAAGGAACTCAGAGCAACCAGTATCACAATGAGTAATCTGAGCAGCCTTGTGGATTTCATCAAAAAGAGTAAAGCAGATTTCAAGACCGGTCATTACATCGCCCAGGTGGTATCTCCTACTGAGGTTCGTCTGTTTTCCAGTTTGGATGCAGACCGCCAGAGAGAAACACTGGCAGTTGTCAAAGCAGAGATCCCGGAGTTTTCATTCGGTCAGTTCATTGGAAACGAAGAGTTTGTTATCGGTGTGCAGTCCAAGTTCTTAAACGAGGATGCTGAGGCAAATGATAAGCCGATCATCTTACAGTTTGCCGGAAATGTTAAGGCCGGCACTGTTGCGGAATACGGAGACACCGGAGTAGGGCAGAAAGCAGCAATCAAGAAAGGCGTTGCCTCTCTGCAGGAAGTTGAAGTTCCAAGTCCGTGCCGCCTGATGCCGTACAGAACCTTTACAGAAGTTGCGCAGCCTATGAGTAACTTCATTTTCAGAGTAAAGGACAATGATCGCTATGGCGTTACCTGTGCCTTGTTTGAGGCAGACGGAGGCGCATGGAAGAATGAGGCGAAAGCCAACATCAAAGCGTATCTCGAAAAAGAACTTGCGGATGTATCAAACATTTTCGTGATTTCCTAAATAATCGTAACCCGTAAATATGTTTCTGCAATTATCTCCTAAGATTGGTCTCTGAGGAAAATATGTCACGAAAGCCGCAGAACACACAAACGGTTTACCTCCTTTTAAGAAATTCGATTAGTTAAATGGTATAAACCCCTGACAAGGATCTTTTGTTAAATTACCCAGGAGCCGTCATTCCGGCGGCTCCACCCATAATGAAAGAAAGGAGGGCTTAGGGATGCACAAGGTTGTTATCAAAGGAAATTATTACGGCAGAACCAGAACCTTACCGGATCTTAACGATTACCTACATGAGTGTGCAAGGCATCCTCAGATGGGTGCAAAAATGAAAAGAGATTACCAGATGATCGCGTGTAACGCTATCAGGACACAGTTGCCGAGACTTACGATTACAAACCCTATCATCATTCATTACAACTTCTATGAGCCGGATAAACAGCGTGACAAGGGCAATATTTTTTCCTTTGCAGACAAAGTTTTTCAGGATGCTTTACAGAAATGCGGAGTGATTAAAAACGATGGATGGAAAGAAATCGAAAACTTTACGCATGACTTCTATGTGGATAAGAAAAACCCAAGGATTGAGATATTCCTTGAAGAGATAGAGAAAGGACCGTTCGATGGCTGAGAAAAAGTATTTTTGGCTCAAAATGCCCCGGAACTTCTTTGAAAAACACTATATCAAGATACTTAGAGCAAAGGATAATGGCGATCTTTTGGTTATGTTCTATATATGGATGATTACAGAGTCAATCGACCATGAGGGCAAACTGCGATTTTCCGAAGATATTCCGTATGACGCAGAAATGTTGGCGGAAGCATCCGGTTTTGCGTTACAGATTGTTACACAAGCGTTACAACAATTTTCAAAATTACAGCTTGTGGTTACGGAAAGTGACGGCACACTATTTTTACCAAAATCTCTGAAAATGATTGGGTCTGAATCGGCATCCGCACAGAGGGTTAGGGAGTATAGGGAGAGAGAAAAAAACAAGACAAAACCCACTGAGACACCCGAAAACACTGAATGTAACGAACGTGTAACAGAGAGTAACGTTAATGTTCAAAAAGGTAACATAGAGAAAGAGTTAGAGAAAGAGTTAGAGAAAGAAAATAAAAAAGGGGGAAAGAGGGAAACTACCCAATCAATTTTTGAAAGGCTTCTCCCTGAGTACACCATCTCTGATGTAATGGCAGATAAACTTCGCGAATGGTTCAAGTATAAGACGGAACGGAAAGACGGATATAAGGAACAGGGCATGAAGTCGTTGTTAAAACAGGTTGCCAACAAGGTCTCTGTCTATGGAGATACTGCCGTATGCAATCTTATTGATGAATGTATGTCGAATGGATGGAAAGGCATTATTTGGGATAAATTGCAATCATCTTCTGCATACAGAAATAGCGGAGATCGCATTGGAAACAGAGTAAAGGATGTGGATGGCTGGTAATGGAAAGAGAAGAATTTAAGATTTTGGTAAAAGCTATGAAAGCTGTCTACGCACAGCCGACATTCATACCAGATAAAGACGCTTTCGATGTGTGGTATGGATTGTTACAAGATCTTCCGTATGAGCAGGCAAATTTGGCGATACAAAAGTACATGACGAGTGAGAAGTTTCCACCAACCATTGCAGACATCCGAACAAAGGCAACAGAGATTATTGCCCCGGCGGAAGAAAGTATGAGTGAACTGCAGGCATGGGCGTTGGTACAGAAAGCATTGAGAAATTCCGGCTACAACTCAGAAGAGGAATTTGCAAAGCTGCCGGAGGCGTGTCAGAGAGCCGTAGGGACAGCGGCAAACCTAAAAGAGTGGGCGTTGATGGATTCAGACCAAGTGGCAACCATTGAACAGTCGCACTTTATCAGGAACTATCGGACTTCGGTGCAGCGGATGAAAGAAGAGGCACGTCTGCCGGAGAATGTAAGGATGCTCATAGCCGATATGGGGAAGAAACACGCAGCACTTATGGAAAAAGCAGTAGACCCACAGATAGAAATGCAAAAAATTGAAGTGCCGGAGGAAAAGACCGAACCACCATCCGGTATGTCAAACGAAACCAGAAAGAGACTGGATGAAATGTATGAGAAGTTCGGTGTTAAAAAGTAACGGAGGAAAGGGCAGCGCGCATAAATCCTGGGAACCTCTGAAATGGATTGAGAAAATTATCATACAAAGAGATGAGGGAAAGAGGATTGTGTCCGAAGTGTGGTAAAGAAAACCCAACGCCGGAAAGATCCATGTGTCCTGACTGTGCGGAAAGAAATTCTGAATTACGCAAGCAGAACCGAAAATACCATGAAAGGATTGGAATATGCACTCATTGTGGGAAAAATCCAGCAGAACCTAACAAAAAGCTATGTTATGAGTGCTTGGGTCAATTTCAAGATAGTTATTCGGAAAAAGGGAAAACCGATGAACAGAAAGAGAAAGATCGGCTGAGGAAAAGGCAGTTAAAACAGACACGCATCGAAAACGGACTATGCCCCAGATGCGGAAAACATCAATCACAGAATGGTGGTTTATGCCAGAGATGCAGGGCGTATCTGAAAAATTACAGAGACAAAAACCGATGCGATTTGTCACGTTCAGAGAGACCGGACTACGGCATTTGCTATATATGTGGCAAAAATCCAACAATGAAAGGGAAAAAGGTATGCGATAAGTGTTATGAAACACGGCTGAGTACCTTACCGGCAATGTGGGAAAATGCGAATAATGACTACTTCCGGCAGCTTAATTATGCGAGATTTTGCATGATAAAAAATCAAAGAAAGGAGAAAACGAGTGGATCAGATTTCAATGTTTGATTTAATGTACCCAACATTTAAGACTGACAACCCGGTGCGATTGATAGAATTGTTTGCCGGGGTTGGTTCTCAGGCGATGGCACTTCGTAATCTTGGCGTACCGTTTGAACATTACCTTATGTCTGAATGGGAAATGCACGCCACGGCATCATACAAAGCTATTCACATGGCGGACGATGATACTGATTACAGCGCAGAAATGAGTTCTGAGGATGTTATACAGGCACTTACTCAGTTGGGAATATCCGTGGATGGAAAGAAACCTCTCACGGAAGAGCAGATAAGGAGTCATTCATACAGTGACGCATGGCGCAGAGAATGTTACAACAACATAAAAGCCACGCACAACCTTGTCAACATTTGCTCAATGAGGGGGGGTGATCTGGCAATAACGAATACTGACAGATACACCTACCTTATGACGTATTCGTTTCCATAAGACCTTGCCAGGATTTATCACTCGCCGGAAAGATGCGAGGAATGAAAAAAGGATCAGGAACACGTTCCGGGTTACTGTGGGAAGTTGAAAGGCTTCTGAATGAGACAGAAAATCTTCCCCAGATACTTCTCATGGAGAATGTGCCACAGGTTATCAGTGCGGACAACATAGATGATTTTCATAGCTGGTGCAGCTTCCTTGAAAGCAAGGGATATAAGTGTTATACGCAGATCCTCAATGCAAAGGACTACGGCGTGGCGCAGAACAGAGAGCGATGCTTCATGGTATCTATTCTGGGCGATTATAATTACAAATTTCCGCAGCCGGTTCCACTGGATAAGACAATGAAAGATTATTTGGAGGACGAGGTAGACGAAAAGTATTATATCAACTCCGAAAAGGCGCAGAAACTCATCAAGGACTTGCGAGAGAGCGGTCAGTTAGACGGCATCTCAAAAACCGTTAGGGGGGGGCAGAGGCTCAGTAGACCGGCATCATTGGGATGCGGTGTTACAGAAGTAGATAGCCCAGATGAACCATGAGTCGACCGTTGATTGTGGCTCATACGGGAACAGGCGGAGAAAGAGGACGCATAATGTCCCCGGATGGCATATCAGTGGCGTTGTCGGCAACGGATTATAAAGATCCACCGAAAGTTTTAGTGGAGGAAAAAGTAAATGGCAGACAGAATAATCGTAGTCGGCTCACTGAACCCGGAAAAAGAAGTCCAGGACAGGGTCCGAGTTTTATCGGGGGGGGGGATTTGCCAAGCAATAAGGGCAACAGACTACAAAGATCCTCCGAAAGTGCTTGTGGAATCTACGACCCATACAATAAAGCATTGTACAAAATGATATGTCCTACCCTATTGGCGAGCGACTACAAACATTTGAAATATGTAATTGAGGAACTATGAAATGGCAAATAAGGTACGCTGCATACAACTGGGGAATATCGCCGTAGGAAAGAGCTGGGATAATCCTCAGAGCGGAAGAATTTATTCCGTAGACGGAATTGCCCCGACCTTAAACACTTGTGGGGGGGCAATTTGGAACCAAAGATATTAGAAATCAAGGAAAGGAAAGAAGATATTGCAGACCGGGATTAAGAGGTTAGGCAATATTCTCCCCACTTCCACGAGAGAGAACCCAAACCAAGGGCGAGTGTATGATACCGGCGGCATAGCTCCGGCGATTACGAGTGGGGGGGTACTGTACCTTGCATAATAACAGAGACGGAGGCGAAAACGTGGTTGAAAGAATCATTGTTGCAAGCAGAGGGCGAAACCCAAGCAATCCATCAGACAGAACCACAGGCGTACCAACGGAACAACGGTTAGAGCCAAACTCAGAGGGGTTGTGCAATACACTTACTTCCGTCCAAAAAGACAACTATGTTTTGGAGATAAGAGTAAATGAGGATTGACTTTGCGATATGCCGTTGCGTCAGAACTGAATACGGCAAAAGGATAAGAAAATTATACGAAAGCCACCAGATTTCAGAAAAAAGAGGCAATATGACTCAACTTGAAGCAAGAACTGATGGCATATCCAACACCCTCACAACTGTTCAAAAAGACAATCTGGTTTTAGAGATAAGGACGGTGGATGATGGATAGAGAGTATGTAGGCATCCGGCAGGCAACACAGAAAGGTTATATCGAATGTGAGATTGGCGGAGTTGCAGATTTCTCATACCCGACAAGTAAATTACGGCGAGGAAGAGTGCAAGGCGGCGGTCATGTATGCCCTACACTTACGTCCCAAAGCATGGGGATTTGCCGTATTGAGAAAATTGTTCGGGGGGGGGCAGGACGGTATGCAGCATAGTGACAATATCGCGGAAAGGAGTACAGAAATGGCAAAAGTAGGGCAGATTTCCAACGAGGGAAGTCAATGCGGATCTGTTTATTCTGATAATGGCAATTCTCCAACGTTGACCGCCGGAACGCATGGAGATGCGAACTCAAAGGTTTGCACAGAGTACCGCATAAGAAAACTCACTCCAAAAGAGTGCTGGCGGCTGATGGATTTCTCAGATGCAGATTTCCATAAGGCGGAGAAAGTAAATAGTAACACACAGCTTTATAAGCAGGCCGGAAACAGTATCGTGGTAAATGTTCTGGTTGCAATCTTAGGGCAGTTATTCATCGGAAAAGAGGATGTATATAGAGACTGCAAGGTAAAGAAATAGGAGGCAATATGCAGAAATTAAAACAGATGGTGGTAATGAGAGAAAACCACGAAAGAGACGAGGGAACAATGGGATTTCACGATTATGTGACAGTGAAAGAGGACTTCAATAAATTCGTGGACAGAGTAACAGAGGCTTGCGAAACAGTTAATGGCAAATTCTTGGGAGTTTCTTATCCTAACGAAGATACCGCCGTTATTCTGTATAGATGGTCTGACGGATTGCATTAAATTTTTTGAAGAGAATGTTTAGCCAGACAAACAAAATTATGAAAGAAAGGAGAAAAATCGGTATGCTAGGAAAAACCGTAAAGGGAAAACAGGCAGAGGATAAAGAGACTGAGTATGCTTCCTATGAGATTTGCCGGAAGAGCAAAGTGGGAGAGTATATTCAGGCAGGGCAGGAGTTTTTTGTGGCTGATATGAAAAAGAAAAAGATTTACAGCTCCAATGATCTGCGCCTGAGAGAGTTATCGGAAAAGGTAGACTCTGAGGACACATTCGTATTCAAAGAAGCAACTTATATGTAACACCAGAAAGGAGAAACAGAGAAGTGAGTAACAAACACGTTATATCCGACCTCTACCAGATGCAGTCCTTGCCGCTTAATGCAAAAATCAGCATGACACAGCGGAGAATCAGGGAGTGGGTAGATGAGTACGGAGAGGATGGTGTGTATATCTCTTTCTCTGGTGGAAAAGACAGTACAGTTCTTCTTGATATTGCGAGAAAACTGTACCCCAACATTAAGGCAATGTTCATAGATACAGGCCTTGAATATCCAGAGATAAGAGAGTTTGTTAAGACTTTTGAAAATGTGGATTGGATAAAACCAAAACTGACATTTCGGAAAGTAATTGAGAAATATGGCTATCCGTTCATAGGAAAAGAAATCAGTAATTGTATATATGGTGCAAGAAAAGGTTCTAAAACAAGATTAAAACGGCTTCAAGGCGCAGTAACGACAGGGGGGGGGCAGCAAGAAATCAAGATTTAATTGTGAAAAATGGCGGTTCATGCTTGAAGCTCCATTTGAAGTGAATGATACGTGCTGCGCTGTAATGAAGAAAAGACCGGCAAAGAAATATTACAAAGAAACCGGTAAAAGACCAATACTTGCGATGCTTGCATCGGAAAGTCAAAAGAGGACGATAGGGTGGCTGAAAACAGGGTGCAATGCGTTTGAATTAAAATATCCGCAAAGCCAACCAATGGCATTTTGGACGGAGCAGGACATACTTCTCTACATACGGCAGTTGCAGGACGAATACGACCAGAACTTAGCAGCTTGCAACATGGAAGTCCGATGCAGGGCAGATAAGACCAAAAGAAGAAAAGCCAGAAAATACATTAAAAAACAGCCCAAGAGGTTTGAAATCTGTTCCGTATACGGAAAAGTTGTGACAGAGGATGAGGCACACGGTCAAATGACATTAGCTGATGTAAGCAACATGGAAATCTTTGACCTTGGCAGACCGGTTCTCAAAACGACCGGATGCGAGCGCACTGGTTGTATGTTCTGCGGCTATGGATGCCATCTTGAAAAGTCCCCGGGAAGATTTGAAAAGATGAAACTCACTCATCCAAAACAGTATGAGTACATTATGAAACCTTGGAATGAGGGAGGGCTTGGATTCAAGGAAATTATTGATTGGATCAATGAACATGGAAATCTAAATATCAGATATTAGGAGGTAAACAGTATTGACACAGGAGCAGATGAGAAACCTCAACACCATCGTAGAAACGTATGGAAACGATGCACAGGAGGATATGGCTATTGAAGAGTGTTCGGAACTCGTCAAAGCCATTCTGAAATTCCGCCGTAGCGATGAGAAAACAGCGGAAATGAGAGATGCAGTGATTGATGAAATTGCAGATGTACAGATCATGCTCACACAGTTGGGAATTATTTTTAACTGCGTAGCAGAGGTAGAGGAACGAATTGATTTCAAAATCAATCGACAGATGGGGCGAATTAAGGAAAGAGAGGCAAAACGTGATGTTTGTTAAGTCTCAGGATGGAGCGGTAGTTCTGAACAACGACAAGGTAACAGAATACAGCACGGACAGCAAATATGATGGGCGGTACAAAGTTGCTGCCCTCGTAGGAGAAAACAGAGTAGTGATTGGCAGATATTCTACGAAAGAAAAATGCAGAATGGCGATTTCAATGCTTGTGGACTGCTACACCATGAATTTGCTGTTTGAAAGAGGACAGGATGAAAACCCCAGAGACTTAGTATGTGAATATGTGGCGGATCAACCACTTGGAGTGTTCGAGATGCCGCAGGAGGATGAAATCGAATAGGAGGACACTATGAGCAAAGAGTTTTATAGAGGGGAAATCTTCTATATCCGCAACGAGAGCGAATATAGCGGAAATGTACAGGGGGGGTAGACCTGCGGTAATCATAAGCAATGATATTGGCAACAATGCAGGACCTATATTGGAAGTGGTTTACCTTACCACCCAGGAAAAGAAACCGTTGCCGACACACGTTAAAATCAACAGTTCAAAATATCCGTCCACCGTGCTTTGTGAGCAGATTGATACGGTAAACAAGGATAAGGTTGGAGATTACATAGGACAGTGTTCTATGGCAGAAATGAAAAAGATCGATGCAGCGTTGGCGGTAAGCATCGGCATTGGAATTAACATCAAATCGAATGATCTGGTAAAGAAGTGGGCGGAAGCTGCAAATGAAGCAGTGAAGCCAGATGAGAAAGAACCTGAACCTATTGCAGAAAAGGTGGAGATGCCGGACGTTGAGACACAGTTGGAAATTGCAAAGATAACTGCTGAGAGGGACGTATACAAACGATTATACGAGGAAGCAATGGCACGGAGATAGGAGGAAACATGGCTCTAATAAAGAGAGACAGAGAAAACTTCTGGATATTAAATTGGCTTGATGAGTACATGACCGGTCATAAAGGATTTATATGTGGAGGATGTTTCAAAAACATATTCAATAAAGAAAAGGTAAAGGACCTTGATATTTTCTTTGAGAATGAAAGCGATTTTGATGATGCGGTACAGTATTTTGACAGTCAGACACCAGGATATGACGGAGACGATGTAAGAGATGAGAAATATCATTTCCACTACGAAAACGACAATGTAAAGGCATACAAACACATTGAAACAGGTGTTGTGCTTGAACTTTGTTGCAAAATATTTGGAAAACCGGAAGAAATTCTGAATAAGTTCGATTTCACAATCACGAAGTTCGCATATTACAAAGAGGAAGTAGAGGATGAAACTGGTGCGGTAGCGAAAAGACAAGAACTTCCGTTTGAAACTCTGGAAGATGAGCATTTCTTAGAGGAAATTGGAATACCGGAAACACACATTGAGTACAAAATCCTGATGGATGATGCGTTTTTTGAACATCTACATCTTAAACGGATTGTAATTGATAAAGATATTCCATTTCCAATGAGCACTTTTGAACGGATGCTGAGATATGCAAAGTACGGATATTTCCCATGCAAAGAAACAAAGATGAAGATAATCAATGCACTTAGGGATTTGACAGACGAACAGGTTGAATTATCTGAAAGCCTTTATGACGGCATGGATTAAGGAGGAAAGATGAAAAAGACAGCGAGAGTAATTATCACATCAAAGTGCGACCGGAAGTGCCCGGGGTGCTGCAACAGCAAATTGGACTACACATCATTGGCGAAAGTGATTGGCGGTATCACGGCATTAAAGGACTATGAGGAAGTTGTGATTACCGGCGGAGAGCCTATGATAAATCCGGCACAACTCTACACAGTCATTAAAATGCTCAGAAAGCAGAATAAGAGACAGAAAATCTATCTTTATACGGCTTGTCTGACAATGGACGATCATCCGGTAATTTTAAAACACTTGGATGGTATCACAGTAACAGTCCATGCAGAAGCCACAGATGAGGATATTCGTAATCTGAAATACATGAGTTCCAATCTCTACGATGAGGACTTGGATATGCGCCTGTTTATCGACAAGAGGGTGTACGACAGGTACGACTTATCTAATATCTGCATGAAAACATGGGATGTAGTGAGAAAACTGGAATGGAAAGAAAAGTGCGATCCGGCAGAAAACGAAGAACTGTTTTTGTGGAATCTTTATTAAGGAGGCTGCCATGGAAACTTATAGAGTTGTATCAATTACAGACAGAAAAGGCAATCCGAGAATTGAGGGCAGATACCCTCTCAGAGTAGGGAGAATGTGCAAGAAACCCACTCCAAGAAACGGAGATGCCATGATGATTGAATGGTTGGCTCAGCCGGATGGAACACCGTATGTCGGCATGATTGTTACGAGTACAGTTATCGGATTCAAGACCGAGGATAGAGGAAAATACATTGAGGTAACAACCAGAAATTCAATCTACACATTTGAGAGAGTATGAGAGAAACAGAAACTTTTGAGTATATCCGCCGGAAGTACCCGGACAAGGAAGAAACATGGAGAAAAGTCACACGGCTTGTTAAGTTTGATGAGAATTTGGAAGTAAAGAGTGTGCATGATTTCAACATCAACTGCTACATATCAACATTTGGGAGACTTATAAGAAACGGAATCCTCTGCAATATGGCATACGGAGATAAATACGATATTTCCAGTATGTTCACAGATATGGACGGAAACCAAGTACGGTTTAAGAGACACCAGATTGTTATGCAGACTTTCTTCATGGGCGATAGACGGCGGTATGACACCGTAGACCATATAAACAACATGGAGAGGTTTGACAACAGCATATACAACCTCAGATGGGCGGATAAGGGCGTACAGTGCGGAAACCGCAAGGACAAGCCAGGGAAACACAGAATGGTTATCTGCATAGGCGATGAGGAAGAAATCTTTTTCTCATGTCGGGAGGCGGAACGACTGTACAACCTACCGCCGAACTCGGTCGGTAAGGTATGCCGCGGAGAACTAGAATCCATATATGGTTATAGATTTGGATATTTATAAGGAGATCAGAGATGGGAAAAGATTGGACCGGAAACGGCAAGAGTATTTTTACAACCCTTGGCGCATCCAACCACACAGAGAAAGAAAGAGAGATTAACGACTACTATGCGACAGACCCTATCGCAGTAGACGCATTGTTACAGGGGGGGGCAGAACTGAATCATAAGATTTGGGAGTGCTCTGCAGGACAAGGACACTTATCAGAACGTCTCATAGAACTCGGTTATGAGGTCCGCAGTACGGATCTTATCGACAGAGGGTATGGAGAGGGTGGAATAGACTTCTTGCAGACAACAAAAATGTGGGATGGCGATATTCTTACCAATCCTCCATATAAGTACGCGAAAGAGTTTATTGAACACGCAATGACGATCATACCGGACGGGAGAAAAGTGTTCATGTTTCTTAAATTACAGTTTTTGGAGGGAAAGGCTAGAGGCGAACTGTTTAAGAAATACCCTCCGAGATATGTATATGTGTCACGCAGCCGTATTCTGTGCGCTAAAAACGGAATGTTTGAGGAAATGAAAGCCGGAGGCGGAAGTGCAGTTGCGTATGCGTGGTATGAGTTTCAAAAAGGTTATAAGGGAGTGAGCATTATTAAGTGGATAAATTAGATTTTGGTTACTACAACATGGACTGTATGGCCGGCATGAAACTTTTCCCTGATAAATACTTTGATGTGGCAATCGTAGACCCACCATACGGAATCAATGCGCCGAACATGGCGATGGGAACCAATAAGAGCCGGACGAAGAACGGTTATCCATCCGAAAGCACCGCAAGCAGATTGAAACGGAGTGGACAGGTAAAGGAATGGGATAGCAAACCGCCAACGGAGGAATACTTCAAAGAATTGTTTCGCGTATCGAAAAATCAGATTATATGGGGCGGAAATTATTTCAATCTGCCACCAACAAAGTGTTTTGTTGTATGGGATAAGGTGCAGCCGTGGGATGCCTTTTCACAAGCGGAGATTGCGTGGACTTCTTACAATCTCCCGGCAAAACTGTTCAGATACTCAAACACTGGCGGAACAAATTCAGAGAAGCGCATCCATCCAACCCAGAAGCCAATAGCATTGTACGAATATCTCGTAGGTGCTTTTAAGCTATCGGGGGGGGTGGTGCTAGACACCCATGTAGGATCTGCGTCAAGTCTCATCGCATATCACAGAACCGGCGTGAGGTTTGTAGGGTTTGAGATAGACACCGAGATGTATGAGGTTTCAAATGCGAGGTTGGAAAGAGAAAAAGCACAATTATCCCTGTTCGATTTAGGGATGGAAAGGAATGGAGATGAGTAGTTTTGTACCGATTTACGCGGTTGATTTTGACGGAACACTCTGCGAAAGTAAGTGGCCCGGAATTGGCGCGCCGAACAAAAAACTGATACAGCATCTTGTTCAACGCAGAACAGAGGGAGCAAAAGTGATCCTTTGGACTTGCAGAGTGGAAGAACATCTGAAAGAAGCGGTGGACTGGTGCAGTAAATTTGGCTTAGAGTTCGATGCGGTCAATGATAATCTGCCGGAAAACGTTGAAAAATATGGTAACAATCCAAGAAAAGTGTATGCCACTTGCTATATTGACGATTTGGCTGTGGATAAAAGAAAATACGATCTTCCGTTTCATGCGGACGAAAAGATCGACTATTCAAAATTCGATAAATACCCTCTCGGAAGTGAGTGGATGTTAAAGACGGAATATGCAGAGCTTCCGGTGGTAGTAGAAGAGGTAAATGCTTTTCACGGGTATATCAGTGTAAGAAGCACGAGCGAAGAGGATAAATTTAGATATTTTAAGGTTCGCCGTGATATTGAATGGTTTTATGACAAATTATTTCCAAAGGAGTGATGCGTTTATGAAGAAAAAGAAAATCAATCCGCAAGAATTTGACTGTGGATGCTGTGGAAATCAGATTTATAAGAGCCGCCTTAGAGACGAGGTAAAGTGTTGTTATTGCGGTTATATCAATCATGTAGGGAAATACACAGGTAGGAGGAAGAGACTTGGATAAAACGAAAATAGAGTGGGCTGACAGCACATGGAATCCGATTACCGGCTGCCGTCATAAATGCCCTTATTGTTATGCTAGAGGTATTGCAAACCGCTTTGTATCACGGAAAGGATGCCATCTGGTAGAACCTGAGACATACAAACTCGGAGACGATGGTTCTGAAACTTATGAGATCAATGAGCAACCGTATTATGTTGATGATGAGACCGGAAAACAATTCAGATGTGCCTATCCGCATGGATTTGTGCCGACAATCCACAGATACCGCATGGGAGAATACAGAGACAAAAAGAGGCAGAGAAATATCTTTGTCGGTTCAATGTCGGATGTGTTTGGAGAGTGGGTTCCTGATAGATGGATCAGGGAAGTGTTTAATGCTTGTGAGAAAGCTCCACAGCATAATTACCTCTTCCTCACGAAGAATCCCAGAAGATATATGGAGCTGCATCGTTACGGAGAATTACCACTCAGAGATAATATGTGGTACGGAACGACAGTCACAGATCCAGATACGGAGTATATGGGGCAGGACGGACACTATGAGTTCCATACGTTTTTGTCAGTAGAGCCTATACTGGCAGACTTCGGAGAGCTGAGTGAGAAATCATACATCCCGGAGTGGATAATCGTAGGAGCTGAGACTGGCAGCAGAAAAGATAAAGTCATACCAAGACGAGAATGGATTGAAAATATTGTGGAGCAGTGCAGAAAGTACAACATACCGGTATTTATGAAACCGAGCCTCACGGACATTTGGGGCGAAGAACTCATTCAAGAGTTTCCGAAAGCCCTTATTCATGCCTGATTTATTCCAGAGCATTGATAAGAATATGCTTAAATCGCCGGTAGCGTACTGCAAAACACATAAAGGGTATCTATCAACGAAGCAAATGAAAGTCCATAAGTGCCTGCAGATAGGATGCACTGGACTGGAAAGGTTGGAACATCCCTACTGGGAGGAACGCCAACGGAAAAAGGATGAAGCAAAGAGGAAAAAGAAGCAACAGTAAATTGGTTCACGTTTCATTTGATGAAGTAGAGAGATTTGTTCCGAGAGTTCCGAAACAGATTTGCCCGGATGAGGATAACACCACTCCGAGGATATGCGTAGCACCTAACATATTGAGTGCAATCCAGGCGATGCCGCAAGGCGGAACAGTGGCGTACAACATGGCAAGAATCGGTGTGCCGGTTGTTATCCATGCGTATTACATAGAGAGTGATGCTATCCTCATGCCGGAGCAGATAGCGGATAAAGTGCCGGATGCCGTTGCCACAGGAGAAATGTGGGTTATGGCAGTTCCGGCAGCAGTCCGGCGGATAGATTACGAGATTGTTGATCCGTATGTGCCTATGAGGATTGATAGGAATGGCACGAGAGAGCGATTTCTTGTATGGTACGGAGAATTGAAACGGGTTCGGTATCAGGATAATTGGAGAAATCTATCTACCAGAACAGCCAGAAATCAAAAGGCGGTAGAGTGGTTTATGGAAAATAAGCCAGACATATCGTACAGAACATTTATGTCAAATATGGACGATGAACTATTGAAATCATTCCATGTGGAATTACAGGAGGTATGGGAGTGAACAAACAGAAGAAATTAGTAAAACAGAACACGCCGTTGTATAAGAGAGTACCGACACTTAATCTGGTGGACTATTCAGATATAAAAGTGCCGCTAGTAGTGATATATGACAGCCCGAAAGACTTTCCGGGAAAAGTGGTGGCAAGAGTATGGGACGGAGAGAAGAATCGGCCAACGAATGTTTACTGCGAATATGAAAACCTTAAAAGATGCGAAGATGATGTAATGTCAGCCGGATTTATTTTTAAGTTCCCAAGGACACCGGAGGACGATGCGTGCATTGTTGAAACATACATGAGATAGGAGGATTGCAATGGCAAAGAAGAGAAGCTGCCGCAGAACAGTAAATGAAGATAAGGTACATGAAAAAGCAGTTAAAATCCGCAAAATGACAGATGAGCAGTTGGTGCAGTATGTCAATGACAGAGTGGAAAAAGCCAGGAGTGAGGGATTTAATCAGGGAAAGAAATCGGCTACCGGAATGACGGTCAATGATTTTCTGAAAGAAATCTCAAAAATCAAAGGTGTCGGAGATGCCACAATCTGCAAAATCATGGAGCATTTCAGAGAGAAAGGGATTAAGGATGGAAAAGACACCACTACAAATATTTGAGGAACGTAACGAAAAGGATTGCTGTCTTAACTGCAAAAAGCTGATTGTAAAGCAGACAGACGCAGGACATATAAATTTCTGTGGAGAAACAGGAAAGATCATTCTCGATATGTTCCTTGATGTTGGAACTCATTTTCCAAAATGCAAATATGAGAGAAAGGAGTAAGCCATGCGTGTACAGAATCACATACCAATCAAGGCAGTAGCCATCAGAGAAGAGGACGGATTGGAAATCGGAACTGAATATGATGTAGAGGATATTATGATGGGGCAGAGCAATACGAGTGTGGAGTTGGTAGGGACAAAAGGAACATACAACAGTATCTCATTCAAATTTATGCTCAATGGCAGAGAAATTGACATTTTTAGAAGTCCTCTGATAAATCCATATATGGAATTTGACGGCAACAATGGGATTTGCTACAAGGAGTGGATTGGCCAATGATAAAAACATGGTATGAGGAATATGAGAAGATAAAGGATAAGGCGGTAGTGGTATATGGATATGAGTGGGAGTCTATGGCAGATGAACAGAAAGAGAAGATCCTAGCAGAAAAAACCGTGATAATGAGCGGAGACAGCGGATATGCCTGCAAACGCTATCAAATTATCGGAAACGCAAACAATCTGTCAGACCATGAATGTGCCATAATAGCGGATGGCGGAAACCTCTGCTTTGGGTACAGAATGGAGGGACAGGAAATTGTTGTATACACAGATTAAAGGAGGACAATATGGAAGCAAGAGAACTGGCAAATAAGCTCTATGGACGAGCATACGGAGATAGTTTCGATGATGTACTGGAAGAGGCAAAACAGAGCGGCCTCGTCATTGTGACGGGCGCATCAGATGATTTGATGGAGTTCAATGGAGCAATCTGCGATGAGGGAGGTTGTTTCGATGGTGGAAGAGTTTATTTCGATAAGGACGGAGTAGATCAGGAGGGAGAAGAACGTGCCAACTGGATAGATGCCAGATGGTGTGATGGAATGAACCGAGACGGACTTCCGGCAACATGGACGTATGAGACAGAAATTCCTTGTGAGAGATTTGATATTTGGGAAGATGGAGAGGTCTACTGTGTAGGTCTTGTATTCTCAATCGAGGATCTGAAATGAAAACCGCTGAAACTGTAGCACTGGAAAAAGCAATCAGATGGGCCACAAGAAAGACCGGTGTATTTGGCTGCTATGAGGTAACAATCGGATTTTGCGGAAGAGAAAGAGTTGATTACATGACCTATGACACCAAGGGAGTGTTCCGGTGCTATGAAATTAAGGTGTCGAAAGCGGACTTCCATAGTGCTGCTGCAAAATCCTTTGTAGGCCATTACAACTATTATGTTCTCACAAGGGAATTATACAATCAGGTCAAGGAAGAGATACCGGACTGGATTGGTGTCTATATCGGAGATTACTGCGCTAAGAAAGCAAAGAAACAGGATTTATCCGGCAGAGAGTATAAAATGCGCCGTTCAGTCAATGGGCGCAGTACAGAGGTATCTACGCCGTGGGTAGATATGCTCAAAGAGAGCATGATTCGTTCGTTGTATCGGGATTCTGATAAGCTGATACAGACGGAGGATGAGCAGTATATAAGCCGTCTCAGAAGTCAGATTGATAAGGCAAGGACTGAAAGGGACAGAGAATCAAAGAAGTATCTCAGATTATGGAAAGCCGTAAGGAAAGAATTTGGCGATGAAAAGGCATGGGAACTCATAGAAAAGGCAGAGGAATAAAACCTCTGCCTTAAATCATTTCCTGCCATTTATGGCAATCACTACATCATCAAAACCGGAATCAGAGTAGCAAGTGCCCTCCTGAGAAAGAGTTGTACCTGGCTGCAATTCTTGGTTATCATCCATAAAAGATAATTCGCTAAAATTAACCATCTTCCCATCTTTAAGGTACACCACATCCATACATACATAATCTGCGGCGGAAGTTCCGTTGTTTGTCACGGATGCAACAATGCCGCTGTCGGTAGTATTGTAGTCAACGGATAAGTCAGAATAGACAGGAGAGTATTCCTTTTCCTCTGATACCGACAGTGTGTAATCGAAACTATCAATCTTATCCCATTCATCAAATGTGGTCCATATACCGGCTGTTTGCCCTGGAGCAACCGCTTTTGTTCCATCGCTGGAAGAACCAACCATACTGCCGGAAGAATCCAATGCGGTCACATTCAGATCAATACTCACAACCTTATCTGAATTGTTTGTTACATACATAACGTAATACATAAAAGAATCATCCACAGTACAGGAATAATCCTGCGTACTCATCAAATCTGCAAGGTCTGTTTTGTCTTTACTTTCTGTCGTAGTCGTGACCGCAGTAGTGCCATTTTTGGTAGATGTACTGCCACCACAACCAGTCAAAAGAACGGCAGACAGTAACAGCATGGCAAAATATCTCATCTTCATAGACATATCCTCCCTATATAAATGTTTAGTCCATTATACATCAATGTGTCTATCAATGCCACATTATTCGCTTGCCTTGAAATTATATATAGGTTTCAGAATCGCAAGAATATCAACGGTTTCTCCAATACATTCCACAATCTCATCAATAGGCTTGTATGCCATCGGTGCCTCATCTATGGTTTCCTCTGACACAGAAGTAGTGTAGATACCGTCCATAGAGTGTGAATAGTCTCTCATGCTGAGAGTTTCCTTTGCTTTCATCCGGGACATAATCCGTCCGGCTCCGTGCGGCGCAGAACAGTTCCAATCCTCATTTCCCTTACCGGTTCCGAGAATACATCCGTCACGCATATTGATGGGGATAAGAACCTTTTCTCCGTACTTGGCAGAGATAGCACCTTTACGGACGATGTTGGAGTCGTGGTCGATATAATTGTGGATGCACTCAAAGAAGTCCGGCATATCTGCATCAACACCCCATCCCATGTGATTGCATATAATCTGAGCAATCATAACACGGTTCATGTAGGCAAACTTCTGACATATCCTCATATCATGGAGATACTGTTCACGGTACTTACCCTCTAAATAACAGAGGTCTTTCGGCAATTTCGGAGTGACAGCACGGAAGTTTCGGCGCAGCTCCTTGATTGCGGATTCAATCTCAGATTTTCTTCCAGCGGCTTTGTAGTCGGCAATGAGCTTTTCCTGACGATCATACAGATCATCCTTACCGCACATCAACTCATAGGCAAGGTTCTGATAGTAGTCTGCCACCTGTTTCCCAAGATTGCGGCTGCCAGTATGGATAATCAGATACTTATAACCGTCCTCTGCAACATCAACCTCAATGAAATGATTGCCACCGCCGAGAGTGCCAATAGAGCGTTCGAGACGTTTGGTATCTTTTAATTCCCGGTAACAATAAAGTTCTTTCAATTCTTCAAAACGCATTTGCCGCCCATCATGCACATTTTTCCCACTTGGAACATAGGTGCGGATAACACGATCTAAAGTATTCAATGTAACAGCATTAAAATCCCTATGCCCTAAACTGACGCAAAGCATACCGCATCCAATATCCACGCCAACGATGTTTGGAATTACTTTGTTTCCGAGATCCGCAGTAAAGCCAATGACGCATCCCTTTCCGGCGTGAACATCCGGCATGATACGAACCTTACAGTCCTTAAAGGCATCCTGAGACAGAAGAGTGTTAATCTGTTCCAAAGCCTCATCTTCGATGGTTTTTGCATAAACTTTCAAATTACTCATAGTGATCCTCCTATACTTTGTATGTTTTGTTATTTCCAGAATTTCCATTGTATTTTGTGAAAGGGCGAACCCATACACGTTTACCGGTTTTGGTAGTTCGGTAAAATCCCCTCACACTTACCTGTTCGGTAGGCTTTGTGTAGTGCCTTTTTGTACCGTCTGCAGGAACAGGTCTGCTATCAATGCGGTATGTGGTTATCAGTGGTGTAGCACCGCCGGAACGGCGCAGGATTTTTCGATGCTTATGAGAAATGCGTTTCTCTTTCTGATCCGTAGTCTCAATGCAGTTGCGGTAATGAGTTGCAAAACACATGAGAGAGTGGAACTTCAATGCCTCCTTGTATGGCGTTCTGTCAGCGGCAAGAACCATCCGGGCAACCTTTCGTTTCTCTTTGCTTAATCCGGCAGGAAAGACAATGTTTTCGATTTCCTGAGTTTTCGGATCATACCGATAATTGCAGACATACACGCCACCCATATACAGATGCAGTCTGACGAATACACCCTCCTGCTCATAATAGAATTTAATATCTTCCTCCGGCAGTTCAACCAATGCGGAGGGAATGGGGATGCGGAACTCTTCGGCATCCAACCAATCTTTATTTTGCTGATACCATTCAATGATCTTCTCTGTTTTCTCAATGGTATCGACTACGATTTTATTGCAGTTTGTAATATCAATCATGCCTAAGACCTCCATTTCTTCAATGGTTCCTTATAGCATTTGTCTATTTGGACACGTTCTTATCAAGCGGCATCGTGCGCTCCGCCGGAGATACGCGAATGTCAGGAGATCCCACTATCCTTATCCGGTTTCGCATTAAAGCCGGAAAACCTGTCAACCAACAAAGGGATGGTGTATGCCGTTATCAACCCTCATACCGGCAGCAGTTTTCACATTAAAAACTGCCAGAAACCTGTTACACGACACTCAAATAGACAAATCTTATAAGGAACCATTACTATATATGCGCCTCATTTGGGGCGGTAAATAATATCAACGTGGGAATCTAATGCCTGTTCAATCTTTTCGTCCGTAACACCCAAGTAACGAGCCGTAACGGCGGCGGAACTGTGCTGATACAGGCGGCGGACCAGTTCAATGTCCTTTCCGTTCTTGTAGTAAATCTCTGTTCCGAAGTATTTACGGAACGAATGGGTGGATATATCCTCATACCCAGGACCGAGCCAGTCGCAAACCTTTTTCAGATGCTTTTGCACTGCCCGGACACCGATAGGGAATATCAGATCATCGCCCTCAATGCCCTCAGAGTCCGCATATTCAAGGAGGAAGTTGTAGACCTGTTCCTGAACCTTGAAACGGCGAACCTTTCCGGTCTTATGCTCAATAATATTAAAAGCGTGACCGGATGGCGTCTTGATAAAAGAGGAACGCCGGAGGGAGAGTGTATCTCCAATACGCAATCCTACATTCGCCTCAATAACGAGGATCGTAGCAATCCTGGGATTAGGCTGTATGCAGTCTCCAATGCCCTCATATAAAGTTTTTATGATAGTCTCGTACTGTTCATGCGTACAAGCTGTTGTTGTCTTTCCTGCCATTCTAACCATCCTCCTACTTACTGATTTTTCATCAAACCGGCAACGACATTGTTGATTGCCGTCTCAGATACAAACCCACCTTGCAACCTTACCGGGGAAAGAGAACCGTTAGGGAGAAAGAGCATATCGCCATGTCCCATGAGCTTTTCGCCGCCGGCCATATCCAATGCGACCATAGAGTTTGTGACTGTACCAATACGGAGACAGATCTTTGTAGGCATATTCGCCTTAATCAATCCGGTAACAACCTTTGCAACCGGGTACTGTGTAGCGATTACAAGGTGGATTCCACAGGCACGGGCTTTCTGCGCAATTCTTACAATATGTCCCTCAACGGATTTTCCACCCATGCTCATAAGGTCGGATAACTCATCAATGAAAACTATGTCACGCCTCATAGGAGCATCTGCGAACTTTGTATTATAGCTGTCAATGTCACGGCAGCCGGTAGAGGCAAGAATGGAGTAGCGGCGATCCATCTCAATACAAAGGTTCTTCAATAGTTCAACCGCACCATTTACCTCAGATACAACCGTACACGCTGCAAGGTTCTTGTAATACTCAAACTCTGTTGCTTTTGGGTCAATGATATATAAGTGCATCCGTGCCGGATTCTTTTTCATCAATAGAGACAAGATGAGGTTATGCAGAACGATTGATTTACCAGATCCGGTCATACCAGAAATGAGGATATGGCAAGCCTTGGCAATATCAATGTAATGCTTGGAACCGTCAACCGCCATGCCGATCGCCATTGTGAAACCACTGGAGGACTGATACTCATTATCAATGAGCATATCGCCCAGGAACACGGTTTCTGTACCGGTCGGAACCTCAATATACACATAGCCATTATCAAATCTCAAAGAGGCGTTGCAATGTAAAGCTGCCTGAAATTCCTTTTCATGTCTCAAAATGGCTTGCACCTGAGTTCCGGGAGCCGGTTCAATAACATACTGTGTAAGGCGTGGTCCTTGATTGATTTTTGCAAGGGTGGAGCGGAGGCGGAAAGAGTTCAATACACTCAATATGGTTTCGGCTTCGTTCTTTACTCCATGAGATCCCCATGAGGTGTGATAAGTCATATTGCCATCAACGGCAGGGAAGATATACGGCTTTGTAAGTTCATACGCCGGAGCGGTGGCAGCGGTCTGTCTCTCTGCGGACTCTTTCAGTCCTGCATTGAGAAGTGTGCGGGCCTCGCTGTGTTTTCTGTTTGCGGTCAATGCCTCCATACAGTTAATAAATACGCTTTTCTTTCTCATGGTTCTCAATCCTTTCTTTACCGGATGCCGGTAGTACACAACTTTCTGTTTAATGCCTGTAATTCTTTGATGTGTATGTCAATAGCTTTCTGCGATTCAGTGTCACATACAAGGCGTTGCGCCTGCCCTGCGTTCTCTATCATCGTCAATACACTGTCACTCAATAATGTCTGTTCTCTATCTGTCAATGAAATAACTACCACGTTCATACCTCCTACCACATATCATTACTTGAAAAAGTATTCAAAAGGATCTCATTGTCGGCTTCTGTTATATCCAGATAGTTGCCGGAATCATCAATAATACTCAATGCTTTTTCTTTGGTTATAGGTCTTTTCTCTGCGCCCCTAAAAGCGAAGCCATATCGGAACATCAAAGGCTTTTCGGATGCCTCAACAACTTCCCTTGCCTTGGCTCTGTCCAAGGTACCTTTATAGAATGACATTTCTAACATTTTGTGTTACCTCCATATTACAACGTGTTACATATCGTTACAATGTAACGGATTAGATTAAAATACTCTCAATCAATCGGCGGTTTCCGGGTGTAACCTCTCCGCCGTAGTTGGAAACGGTTAGAATCAGGTCAATAGCCGTTCTCAATCCTCGAAGCTCGGCAGATACACGGCTGCGCTCATTGTGGTAATTTTTCAACGCCTCACGCTGAATAGGAAGCTCAATAGAAAGCTCAAAGCGTGTGCGGCGCGGTGTGGATGGGTTGTTATAGGTGCGATCCATTGCATCAATGGCAGCCATGCGGCGATCCTCTTCAATGCTCATGCGCTTTTCTGTTGCTTCAAGGCTTGACACCTTGGCCTGCAGTAACTCAAAACTGCTCATACCGTTCTCAATTCTCAATGCTGTATTATTCATGGTTTCTTATCCTCCTAAACTCAATATGTTATGCTGTGACTACTTCATAATTTGCCGGGATCCTGGTTGCTGGCATATAACGGCCGGATGATTGGCAGAACCAGAAAGGGCGTTTGAACTGATACGCTGCGGCGTGTTTCAATAGTTCGATGCTTTCCCCAGTGTGGAGAGTAAAGCGGATCACTGCGCCGACAGGTAAATTTTTCAATGCGTGCGGATCTTTCTTTGCTTCAATGTTCTTTCTGCATCTCTCGCGCCAGTTATTGGCATATTCTGAATCAGTAGGGGAGAGAAGAGAGAGAATAGAAGCCGGGCAATGATCTTCACATGGTCCAGAACTTTCTCCCATCGTCTTAACTCCAAAGTTGAAATAATCCCGGCTGTTGGTGTGCGTCAATACAACGGCGGCGAATGTCTCAGCCTCTCCGGTGCTCAATATGGTTACTTTAACAGCGGCGTAATATGTACCGCCTACCATTGCGGAGCGTACAACTTCGGCTTTCCTGGTGTCATTCTGCCAGGTGTAAAGTTCGTCAATTTCTGCTTTCCGGTCAATAGCTCCGGTTCTGGTGTAGTGTGTAGCGTGTGTATAATCCCATCCCATAATATAAAGGCCTCCTTAATCCTGCACCGGCTCACATTGCAAGCGGTGGTTTTTACTGAATGTTATCAATATATGTTTTGCGTGGTTCCTCTGTTTGAAATCCTCAAAGAATTTTATCAATGTATCATATTTGAAATAGTGCAAGCCGATTTCTGCATACTCAATATAGCGGCTGTCTGTTATATAGATCCCCTGACAGTTTCCGTATTTCTTGAAAAACTGCATTTTCTCTATGTACTCATCAATATTTACGGTTTGCCCCTCTTGCAGATGTTCCAATACTGCGGAGCGGTTCAGATATTTATAAGCCATCCTAAAGCCTCCGATCTCTCAATATATCCGGCGGAGCTTGGGCGGATGATCCGCCGCCGTCCGTCTATGCCTGCCATACTCCGCAATATTTACAAGTGCTATTAGGTGCTTCGGGTTCTCCGAAGATAAACCGGCGGATCTGGTCTTGCATGGTGTCCGGGATAAGCCGCGCCCACTGCGTAGCGTTCCGCCATCGGTTCACGGCTCTAGCTGCAATATAAAGCCGGTTGCGTGTCTCTGTGTCCATTTGGAAAACCTCCGCCAATGTGTCAACGGCGTTTTGTTCCCTGTCGTGAACCTCTCGCGCATAATTAACATGATTTTTTCGGGTTGTGATTTCCTCAAATGGACCGCGGTATAAGGTTTTAGAGCTATAACAATATTCGTTGTAGGCCTCATTTTCTGCGGTTACTGCGTCAATAAGTCTTTCAATGTCAATTTTCATACTATGCGACCCCTTTTCTTTTTGGGCTCCATCTTGGAGAGTTTCACAATATCATAAAATGGAATAGAGGAGCGGGAACCGCGGAAAGTGTCGCGGATGTCCTCAATATAATTGTATCGTGTTTTCAATTCCTCAATATCTGCGGCTATTTCCTCATATTCTGCCGGAGTCAAGTCGTGTAAATGGCAATGATCCCACTTTTCAAAGAAACGGCGAGCCGGGGAGAACTTCGGCAGCAGATCCCGCTGAGCCTGCCCGCCTCTGGTGTAGTCTAGCTTGCTTCTGCAGAACTCATTCGCAGAGGTTGAGAAGTACGGCGCGGAGTTGGTGCCGAGGGTGTAAAAATTTACTTCAAAAGTGATCAATTTTGAAATCTGGAAAATATACATAAATTCTTTCATAACTCTATACAACCTCCTTTGCTGCTTCTCTTGCGCCCCATTTTGTAGCGTGTTCCTGGAACTCTCCGACCGTCTCAACGTGGAGAAAGTCAGGAGAGAAACGGCGCACGGTGTAAGCTCTGCGGCTGCCGTCAAAATTGTTTTCACTGGTAACAAAACAGCGGTTTTTATACAAAGCGGATTCTATACGAGATCCCCAATATTTGAAAGTTTCACGGTCGAAAAAGTGGCCTTTTCCGGTTCTATAAATGGCTTTTGCCTCTGCTAATGTAATCATATATATAAGCCTCCTATATTTTGAGAGGGAGCGCCCCGGAGGGCGCGCGCCTCGTTTCTGTCAATTAGTAATTTTCGTAATATTCATTAAGGGCGGTTTTTTCGTCCTCTGTAAAAATACGGTCAATAGCTGCCGCGGTACGCTTGCAAGCCTTATAGGCCTTTAAGCCTTTGCGAACCTGATCCGCTCCGCCGTCAATATATCCAAACTCTGTTAAAAAGTCCGCCTCATCTGTGCAGCTATCAGCACAAGAAGCATCAGACAAGAGACAATATAAACAATCTTCTTTTGTTGGCTCATGCGTTGCGCTTGGGTTGCATTGATAATCAAAAGTGTAGCGGCGATTATTTGCCGGGTTGATAATGCGGCATTTATAGAGAACGTGGGACGGTGTAAAAAGGTCCTTTTGTTCGTCTGCCTCTTCAAATGTGAATTTTAAAGAATCAATAATCTTTTCTGCTTTCATGGTCTTTCCCTCTCTTTTCTGTTGTTCCATCCGGGAAAGCCTGTTATAATAGGAGACAAGCCCCGGAGGGGTGGCGGCGGTCCGTGTCGCTTGGTAGGTGTAGCGGATCGCCCTTTTTATTTTGTTTCAAAGTCGTTTACGTCAGACTTGCAGACGGCGGCTTGCAGGGGTTCGCCTGTCCTATTCCCTTTTATGCTGCGTGTATATAGGCAACTCGTTCCAGCCATCGCCCCGGCTCAATAGTTCCGGAGCGGTTCCCGCTTTCCCCTGGGAGCGTCGGGGGGCGTTAATCATTGTTAGAGTGCTAACTGCTTTCACTCGATGCCGGGCCGGTTTTATACCGCTTTCCCGATCTCGTGCGGTTCTGAAAGTTTCAAAGTGCTTTCATACTTCCAATAACTTAATTATCTTTTTTATATGTGCGGTGTGAATTGGTACACCCTAGCACAGGTTTACAATTTTCCTTTCGCCTGATGTATGCACTCATTACCACAGGGGCAGCCCTCACAGGAGATACAAGCCGGAGGCGGTGGGGCGTGTGTTTCGGTCTCGTCTTAATAAGTGCCGCGCCGCCGTTGCCTTGGTCCGGGTTGGTTCCCTTGGTCCGGTCTGCGGTGCGTTGTTCTTTTGGGGTACACCGTGCGCCCTTGCCTGCGCTTGTTTGTTATACTGAACGTCCGGCGGTTCGTTGTTGCCCGTTGCGGTTCGTTCTTTATGCTTGTATTGTAAAGCGTATCCTTTACAAAGTCAAGCGAAAAATTTACAAATTATTGCGGTTTGTGAAATGTGTATAGCCGACTAAACAAAATAAGGGCGGTTTGTTGTGTAAATTGTACACTTTACAAAGTGCAAGAAAACCCCGGCGCAGTGTTTACCATGTAAACGGCAGACTTGACAGGCGGCGCAGATTCCTATATATTAAAGGGGTACAGAGAGAAAGGAGGGCGGAGCCGGTGCGGTTGAGTTTTGGCGAAAAAATGCGCGTTATGATGAAACGGCGCGGGGTATCGGTGCAAGAGGTGGCGGATCGTCTGGGCGTGTCCCGGCAGAACGTAAACCAGAGACTAAACGCTGATAAATTCACGCTTGACGATATGGAGAAATACGCCGCCGCCATTGGTTGCGGTATAGAGATAGAAATAACAGAGCCGCCGGAGGGCGGAGCAGATCCACATATAAAATAAATAAGGATAGCCGAAAAAGTAGAACGTAGGGCACAGAGAGAAGCAGAAAGCAGCTTTTCCCGGTGTCCTTTTTATTTTGCCCGTGTGACAGTGCAGGACCGCCACAGAGGGCACAGAGGAAAGGAGGGCGCAGAGATGGCAACAGAGAAGAAAGAAACGGCACAGAGAGACGCGCAAGGCGTGAGAAAGCAGAGCTATAAACGTTTTAAGGAGGGGCGCGACTATGAACCAACGGACGCAGAAACAACGGCGGCTTTATGTGATGCCTTTTTAACTGGATTCTTACAGACAGAGGAAACGCCGGAGGGCGGAGAGGTACAGAACAAAGGGGGACGCCCTAGGAAGTTGGAAACCGTAGAAGAATTTACAGAGGTAGCGGAAAAATACATTTTATATATTAAGGATAGAGCGGCGGAGGGTGTGCGCTTGGTGCCTGATGTGGAGGGCTTTTGCAGTTTTGCCGGGATTTCTAGGGAAACGCTTAATAATTGGGAAACTGCCCGCCCGGGTGCGTATTCTGACACAATAAAAAGACTGAAAACAAGTATAGCAGCATTTAAGAAACAACTTGCCTTTGCTGGTAAGATCCCGCCGATCGTATTTGCTACGGATATGAACAACAACCACGGATACACGCAGGCAGCGCAAAAGATAGATTTAAACGTAGGCAAGCAGGCGGCAGAACTGCCAACGGCGGCAGAGATCGCGCAGCGTTTACCGGTGGAAATGAGCGGAAAAGATCCGGCAGACACGGACGGAGATATAAATATATAGAATTTATGCGGTTTTGCGGTTCGTTTTCTTTTACTTTTACGAACTCCGGCACGTTTCCGGCGGTTCTGGTGTGGCGATCCGGGGACAGGTCCGGCAGCTTATACCCTGGGGCGGGGGTGTAGAGCGGAGCGGATCAGGGGCAACTCACCCCTCTGAGTTCCCCAAAAATTAAAAAGCCCAAAACCACCCCGATCGTAAAATGGCAAAGAACCCTATTACCGTAAACCACCCAATTTACAATGTAAGTATAAACACGGCATCCGAATAACAAAAGGAAAGTGAGGACTTTACAAAACCACAAAATCCAAAATCGGCGGATGCCTACCGGCATAGAAAGAGAGAAATATGGAACAGAACAAAGAAACAGCAACACAGAATAAGCAGAGAGAGGCGGAAGTATGCAGAGAGAAGAAACAGACCGCATGGGACAAATGGAAAGAGGACACACTGCGGAAGTTCAACCGGACTGCATGACAGAGGCATACACCGTAGGAATCTCTGAAACGCATATCAGAAACAATGCAACGGTATTCCGAGTATGGCAGATGATAGAGTGTGGAGAACTTACTAGAGAAGAGGGATTGTACCTCATGGTAAATACGCTTGCGGATGAAAACCATCGTCTGAATCAAATGTGTAATGACCTCATAATGAGGATGCCGTCACGTCTGCACGTAGAAACGATAACAGGCGAAAAATAAAAATCGGCGGAGGCTTACGCCTCATAGGAGGTAAAACCGGATGAGCAATGAAAACAGCAATTCCAAAAATTCCCCGGAAAATAAAAAGAGGTCTTGGCACAAGGAACCGTGGTATAAAAGGTTATTCGACAAGATTTTGGTATCGTATTTTCTTCCGTGCAAGCATGAGTGGGAAGTACTGGAAGTCCTCTGGACGGTACATGATTACGGCGGATTTAAGTGTGAGGTATGCAAATGTAGGTGTAAGAAATGCGAAGAAATAAGCATTGAGCAATTATTAGTATGAGGTGTAGAGCATGGATAGACCGGTAGAAATCACAAGAAGCTACTCGGAGTGCAAATTCTGTAATGATATTGCTGATATGTGCAATGAGATACCAGATTGCGCTCACTGCAAGAACAGAAAAGGAACATGGATAGATACAGTCACAAGTCTGTTTGGAACGAAAGCGGTTGTTGTTCTGGAGGATGGCAAAGTGGAGACATACCCACTGGATAGACTGAAAATTATCACAAAGAGGGAGAGATAATGAAAATCATTGAAGAAATTGGCGAAGCTGCAATGTTGGAACAGCTTGCGGAGGAATGTACTGAACTTGCAAAGGCAGCACTCAAAATGGCAAGGATCATACGAAAAGAGAATCCGACACCTGTAACAGAGAAAGAGGCTATCGCAAATATCAGAGAAGAGTACACGGATGTCGTACAGTGTGCCGGGGAACTTTCATTGACCGTAGATGAGGAACAGATGGCACGCAAACACGAACGGTGGGAAAAGAGAGTGAGGGATAGAACATGATACCATTCAGGCATTGCATAAGGGAACCGCACGGATCGGCAGTGAAATTTGAGATACTGGCAGCAGCACCGAATGAGTTTCAGGTACGTTACCCAGATTATGATTACATTAAAATGGGAACCGGACCGTCAGTGATGTATAACAGAGAACAATTACTGTGTTTCCTACTGGCACATGACAAGGCAGAGTGCCTTGAATTTATGGAAAAACTGTATCATCACATGGGATGGTCTACTGAAAAGCTGCATGAGAATCCGGCATTTGCCGAAGTGATAAAGGAGAAAGAGGCATGATAGCACGTTTCTTACAGAATATTGTCGTAAATGACATTGAGAAGAATATGGAAATGAATATTGATAAGGGCGAAGAACTCTTTGCCATCGACAGAGGAACCCATTATGAGCTGAGAAAGGCTGACGGATGGGGAACTATGGCTCCGAAAGAGTGCGAGGGCGAATATTATGAGATCATCAAAGAATAAAAATCCGTGTTTTGATTGCCTTGCATCAGAAAAAGAAAATGAGGAAGTGTGCAAGACCATACGGGCGATGCTGAATAAAAGCAATAGCGTACAGGTGGAAATGAAAGATCCGGGCAGCATAGGAACATTAACCATAGGGGATTGCACATATAATGTTTATCTTGGAAACACAACACTGAATAAATTGCGATGTTTGCCTGATAAGGATGTGTATAAACGTGTATTCACACTGATAGAGGCGTAGGGGGATATGTATGGAAAATGAGACAAAACCACAGCTCTTTATCATGGATGAACAGCTTGGAAATCTTATACCACTTGCGGAAATTAAGGAAATATCTGAACCTACACTGGATGAAGAGTATGATATGCCGGATATTTCTCATCTGAAAGAGGGATTTGAAATACCTTTTGAAGTGAAAATGAAGAAATCTGCCATAAACAAACTGTTTCAACCGTGTTTTGGCAGAGAACCTTACAGGAATCTCGAAAAATGTGCCAAGTGCATACTGAAAAAGGACTGCGTTGTGGCGAAAATCGAGAACAATTTCAACATGAGATTAAGGGCATACCACCCTTGATAATAAATCACAAGGAGGACACCAATGGAAGAGAAAGAAAAGAAACCGTGGAGACCGCCAGAAGCGGCACATTTACCCGATCCGATAGCGTTTGCCATGCAGGGTTTTGAACGCTTTGGATTACCGAAAGAACGGCTGATACCACCATTACAAACATTTGACAGAGTGATGCAACACTCGGCATTTACCGAAAACCGATGGTGGGAAAATGCAAGACAGGTAACGGCAACATCATCGGCAGAACAGTGGCGGAGAGTGAGCATCGAAAGAGCACGTTGCCTCGGAGAACCATGGCCGGATTTTGATGATATACCGGTTGCGAGTATCACAGAGGATTTTTCATAGAAATGTCAAAATGCCACAATCGGATTATTAAGAGATCAGGTAATAGCATCATGCGCTATTCCGGGAGAAACATTGTTTGGAGACATTTTTAACCAGTTAGGTATTAAGGAGGACAATATGGATAGAAGTTTAGCATACAAGAAATTTAAGAAAGTAACTATCGAGTGCGAGGACGGCACGACTTACGCTGGAAAGATCAATCATGTATGTGGTAGCCCGTATCGTTGGGACAAACTGTGTGTAGAAGCAATGGTTGAGGACAAACCTATTGGAGCATACGGTATTGAGAAAGTCCTGTTCCAGAATCCGGCAACAATCGTATTTTGGTCTGACGGCACAAAGACGGTTGTAAACTGCATGGATAATGTGGAAATCAAGAAAAAGGTTGTTGATGGCAAGGAAGTAACCATTCGTAAGCCTAAAAAGGCTGATACCTATTCTGAGGAAGCCGGTCTGGCTATGGCTATCGTGAAGAAATGGGCCGGCAACAACGGAAATTACAACAACATTTTCCGTGAGTTCATTCCTGAGATGGCACAGTCTGAGAAAGAGGCAAAGAAAGCTGCCAAGAAAGCTAAAAAGGCACAGAAATCGGAGGAATAACCAATGACGCTGAGGGAATTTGCCAAAGGATATGACGGAAACATTATGCTGAAAGCATTTGAGAATGAGAAATCAACAGCTCCGGCAGCAATTATGATGACTCAGATTACGGATTCTATCAAGGATGAGGTTCTTGACAAAGAAGTATACAGCTACACAATGGTTTGCACTTCACTGTTTGAACGGTATCTGAGAGTGAATTTTGAATCTGTGCCGGAGATCCCAAACGAAACGGAGGAAACCACATGAGAACCTATTTTTTTGACACAGAGTTTACTGGTCTGCGTAAGGACACAACTCTTATCAGCATAGGAATTGTCTCAGACACAGGAGATAGGTTCTATGCAGAGTTGACGGACTATGATGAGGGTATGTGTGATGAATGGATTGAGAAGAATGTTCTCGATCATTTGGTTTTGAGTGGCAATGCGGAGTTAGAAGAAAGCCTGGCAGCCGACAATAAAACAACGACTGTAATCGGCAGTAAGGCAGATGTTTGTTGCGAACTTATGGAATGGCTTGAAATGGACGCTAATTTTGACAGTGATTATGCTGCGGTATTCGTTTCAGATGTCTCGCATTACGATATGGTGTTACTGATTGACTTATTGGCAGGAAACGCTATGAAGTTGCCTGAGTTTATTACACCGGCTTGTCACGACATCAATCAGGACATTGCAACGATGCTTGATATTTCAGAAAAGGCAGCTTTTGACATTTCGAGAGAACAGCTCCTTACAAACAGAGGAATTGATTTGCCGAAAGGTCAAAAACACAATGCACTCTACGATGCGGAAGTTATCAAAGCGATATATGAGGACTTTTTCTCCGTGGGGGGGGGTAAAACAGGGAGGTAAGAATGGATAAGGGACAAATCTTAATGGATTACCGCTTGGCGAAGAACCATAAGAGACAGATACCCATTCTTGCGGACTTGAATGTGTGCGACACGCAGACAATAGTAGAAATTCTGGAAGAGGGCGGTTACAAGCGTATGTTCAATACGAATGGTGTGGATATTTCCGTGAAGAAAACAGAGATTGAGCAAAAGTATTCTTCCGGGGAATCCATAGCCGCCCTTGCAATGACATATCACATTTCAAAGAAACAGATTAAGGTACTTCTCGGAGTAGAAGAGACGGAGGAAAAGGGAACCATGTCTGAGCAGGAAATGATAAAGAAACTCGGAGAACTTACGAGCGAGGTTGAAAAACTGAAAGCAAACAAGAAATCTCTGGAAGAAAGAAATGCGAAAGTAGAAAAAGAGAATGATAATCTGAGGAAACAGATTGAACAGCTTGAAAGTTTCAATGCAGAGCTGGATGCCACAGTCAAGGAACAGACTGAAATGCTGAATGGTGGAAAATTATATGAGGATTATCAGGAAGTTTGCATTAAGAACAGCAAGCTCAACGCAACGGTTGATGTTCTGGTAGAGAAAATCAGTATGTTAAAGGCGGTGGGCTGTCATGGATAATGGAATGGAACTCAGAGTGAAAGATTATTGTGCTTTCTGCCCTGATTTTGAAGCTGACGTTGATAAGGTTGATATTACTGTATTAGCGGATCAGACCCAAAAGGTATTAACCACAATCAGATGTGAACACGCCGAAAAGTGCGAAAGAATATACGGAAGAATACAGGAGGGCAGAACCAATGAAACAACGGTGGTACAAAGTAGTGTTTGAAACCATTGAGAGAAAACCAATCCGCAGAACTGTTACCGTATGTAGCACGGACAGTGTTCATGCGTCTGCTCTGGTATATCAGCAGTTCGGTAGAAAGAAAATCAAGGTAAAATCTGCCAAGAAAGTAAAGGAGAGCGAATGATGGATAATTTGAACTTGAAACCGAAGTCCCCGGATGAAGTAAAAACCATGATGTGGACTGGGGAAAATCAGCGTGAAATGTTCGATCTGCTTACTTGCGGCAAGAAAATTGATGATTATATGACTGCCAGCGGAGAGAACTTTTTCATAGACCATAGCACCGTAAAAGGTGGGCTGGTACTCATTACCAACGTAGGAAATCAGTGCAGATGCGAAATACCGGTAAAGATAGGGGATTATGTGTGCGGACGCAGATATGGAGACAAATGGTGCTTTTCTGTTGCAGACGGTACGGCTTTCGAGAACAATACTTGTGGAACTCTTGAAAAGAGAGATGGGAAAGAAAAACCGATAGACATATTCAAAAACCAAGAGCAGTTAGAAGAGTGCCTGAGAGAGTGGCAACACAGATTATTCCTTGATGGGTGGCTGATATTGGCACACGTTGAGGATAAAATTATGAATCCTAATGGAGAAGAGGTAATTGACGCTGCCGGGTATAACACATTCGTATTTGAATCCAGTCAGGCGAACATCCAGTTACTCAGCGATGAATCTTACAAAGAGAACAATACATTGTTCAAACACTGCATGGAAAAGGATCTTGTGCATGAACTTTTACATTGCAAGTACGATTGGATGGGATGCCAGGGTGGAACCTATGAGGGCGTGTATCTGGATGCGACCGAACACCAGAAGCTAGAGGAAATGGCAAAGAGTCTTATCATGGCAAAATATGGTGTCGGTTATGATTACTTCATGTGAGGTGTAATATGACAACGGTGGTGGTCTATAAGACCGATACAAAAGAAGTTCTGGCAGCTATTCCGATGGACGGCGGAGATGCCGTCTGCCGGAATGATGTGGAATTTCAGATTTACAACGGAACAGAGCCAATATTCACGGAAACTCCCGGAGGAATCGTATTGGCAGAAAACAAATTTATGATAAAGATGGAGGGCAACAACAATGAAAAATAAAGGAACATGGATTATTGTCGGCATTGTAGCCGCATTTGTATTACTGATAGCAGGAATTTTTGTAAGTACCAACAACAGAGCGGTTTCGTTGGAGGAACAGGTCTTTACGGCTGACTCTGATATTCAGGCACAGGAGAAACGCAGAACGGATCTTATCTACAATCTGGCAGATTGCGTCAAGGAGTACGATAAGCATGAGGCAGAGACTCTTCTTAATGTCGTAGAAGCAAGAGGAAACAATGGCAGCACCACAGATATTGAGAATGTGACAACTTCCATAGCTGCGGTTGCCGAAGCATACCCGGAATTAAAATCCAACGAGAATTACAAGGAACTGATGAATGAACTTTCAACCACAGAGAATATGATCCTGCAGTACCGCACTGCCTACAATAATGAGGTAAGGGCGTATAAGAAATATGTGCGTAAATTCCCACATAAGCAGATCTTGGGAGTTATGGGATATGAGGTTATCAATTATGACTATCTGGAATACAGCGAAGAGGACAGACAGCCGGTAAGCAATCTGTTTGGAGAATAAGCCTATGAGGAAATGGAGTAAGATAATCTACTCCGGCAACGGTTGGGATATGACGGTGCGTGAACTGATGTTTAGCATCGTCATTATCCTTATCATGCTTATGGGTGGATTTTTCATTAGTGAAAAGATAGCTTCACACAATGACGAACAGAATCAGGAATACTATCAAGCCATGCAGATTGATGGAAATGCAGAACTGTTTCAGTACGGTATGCGAACTGATGTAGGAAATGCGTTTGTGAAAGGAAATCTGGTGGCAGTAGATCCTGTTACAGATCCGGGAATAGGTGGAGTACCAGCTGCCTACATAAAGGTTGAGGAACAACACTACAACCGACATACGAGACAGGTGGCACATACACGGACGGTAAATGGGAAAACGCAGACTTATTACACTACGGAGGTATATTATTCGTGGGATTACTACGATAGTTGGGAAAGCCATAGTCAAACGGTGTCATTCCTTGGCGTGGAGTTTCCGTATGGAAAAATCCAGATGCCGGGGTCTTACCTGTATGACACAATTAAGCAATCGTCCCATGTGAGGTATTTGTACTATGTTATCAACACGGAATACAGCGGAGTTATCTATGCCAATCTCAAAGATAATACCATAGAGGACGGAACACCGTTCATTCAGGCAGATACGATAGATGAAGCGGTGGACTATATGGTTTCAAACGGAACTGCCGGGCTGGTAATTTTCTGGGTTGTATGGGTAATTCTGATCGGAGCAGCCGTGTTCGGGTTCTGCTATTTTGATAATAAGTGGTTGGAGGATTAGAGATGTATATTGTAGATCAGGACCGTAGCAACGTAGTTAATATCGGCAATATCAAAAGCATTGCACTCAACGGAAAAAGAATTACCGCCGATGATTACACACTTGCGGCTTACGATACAGAACAGAGAGGGAAAGAAGTATTTGAACAGTTACTTGGGAATGCTTTTCCTCCTGATATGATAGTAGCCAAGAATTGCAACATATCCGAGGATGCCGTAAAGGACCTAGCAATGGATCATAGCATTATTATGGTTAGTGGCAACGGACAGGCGGATGTTACAGCGTATAGCTGCGGAGTTTATTATATGCCGGAGGAATAAAAGAATGGTAGATGTTATTTTAGCAATCATTTGGATTGCGATATTGGTGCTTTACATTGTTGTGGGTTGGAAAGATGCAAAGTCCAACAATGAAGTGAAGAAAGAAATTACACAGATGAATGAGCTGCTATTGGAACAGAACTCTCAGCTCAAAGAACAGAATAAGCATCTCAATATGGTTATTCTGAGTGTTTGCAGTAAGAGCGTGAGAGATCGTAAAAATGCGGAGGGAGGAAAAGATGCGCAGACAGAGACGGGCGGTAAACAGACCACATTGGAGAAAGAGACCGGAACGGAGAATGAGACCGCAGCCGCAGATAGAGGAACCTCTGTTTCGAGTGAGGTATGATGAAAGACCGATAGAAAGATATGCCGAGTGCATGGAGATGGATATATTCAATGCAGGACGTGATGGTGCAACAGAATATGTTCATGGAAAATTGGCAAGCAGAATAGGGTTAAAACTTGCCGACGAGGGTTTTATCAAATTTGAAACAAACGAAAATCCGGCGCGCCGTGGCATTATAATCCGTGCGTCAGTAAATGTGGTAAAACCTTAAATATTACAGAGCCGTGTAGAGCCGTGAGAAAGGATGAATTTTCATGGCTCAACACGAACTATCGAATAAAGAGATTATCGTAAGGCTTCTGAAAAGCGATCTGAGTGACTATGACAATCTTCTGTCCTTACTCGGAATGGCAAATGAGGTTATCCGGGAAGATAAAGAACTTTCACGGAAATTAGCGAATAAGGTCAGATTCCTTGCACTGAGACTATGTGCAACAGGAGATATTAAATATTACGATTTGTACAATAAGGCTCTTTTGTTCTTGGCACAGGAACATAAGGATTTTGACTCTTATCTGCTTTATGTGGAAAAGAACAGAGATCCCGAGGACAGATACTATCAGCCACGAAGAAATAAGATTTATTGGCTTGTACAGAAGATGCAGAGGCTTATTGATGATGAGTTGGATATTCTATCAATATCAATGCCTCCTGGCACCGGCAAGACCACACTGGGAGAGTTTTTTATATCGTTTGTAATGGGGCATTACCCCAACACACCAAACCTTATGTCCTCCCATTCTGGATTCATGACGAGAATGTTCTATGATGCCGTTCTCAACATAATTACCAGTAATGAATATTGTTGGAGCGATGTGTTCCCGGACATTGTATTTGAGGGAAACAACGCAAAAGAAGAGACAATAAACCTTGGAAGATGGCAGCCGTTTAAGACACTGACCTGCAGACCAATCAGAGGTTCCCTTACCGGTGTTACCCGTTGTGAGGGATTTCTGTATGTGGATGATTTGGTTTCCGGTATCGAAGAGGCTCTGTCTATTGATCGTCTGGATAAGTTGTACGGAGAGTACACCACAGACCTTAAATCTCGTAAAAAGAAGAAAGCAAAAGAGATCCACATTGCAACCCGATGGAGTGTGCATGATGTTATTGGCCGGCTTGAAAGAATGTATGAGGGCAATCCGAGGGCAGAGTTCATTGCTGTTCCAGATATTGATCCTCAGACCGGAAAAAGCAACTTTGATTACGATTACGATGTTGGATTTGATGAGAAATACTTCCACGATATGGAAATGTCGATGGATGATGTTTCATATCGCTGCCTGTATAAGAGCGATCCGATTGAGAGAGAGGGTATTCTGTATCATCCAACAGAATTACAAAGATATATCGGAGGACTGCCGGACAGAGAACCGGATTCTATATTGGCAATCTGCGATACCAAGGACACCGGTACAGACTACAACTTCCTCGGAGTTTTCTATCAGTATGGAGACAGATACTATCTGGAAGATCTGGTATTCAAGAACATCGACCCTGGGACCTTGGACGAACTCAACTCAGATATGCTTGTTAAGCATCATGTACAGCAGGCACAGTTCGAGAGCAACAAAGAGGGTAGCAGAACCGCAAATGAAGTTGAGAGACTTGTCAAAGCAAAAGGCGGCAGATGCCATATCACGAAGAAATACACTACTCAGAACAAAGAGACCAAGATCATCGTCAATTCTTCATGGGTTAAGGAACACGTCATATTCAAGGATATTACAGAATATGAGCCTAAGAGTGATTACGGTGTGATGATGTCATTCCTTTGCAGTTATACACAGCTCGGAAAGAATAAACATGATGATGCGCCGGACACTCTGGCAATGTTCGCCCAGTTTGTAGATGCTCTTCTTGGCGGAGAGGGACAGGTAGTAAAGAGAAGTGACTTAGGAATATAGAAAGGGATAGCATGGGACAATATAGTTTCGCCACCAACTTAAAAAAAGAAAGAACGAATAGGGGAATTACACAACACGAACTTGCAACGGGCGTTCATGTGGCGCAGAATACCGTGAGCGATTGGGAACAATGCAAAAGTTATCCGTCAATCGACAAGATATACGATATAGCAAATTTTCTCAAAATCCCTGTAAGCAAGTTGATTTCTGATGTTCAGAAAAATGGCTGTAAAGCCGACTGCACACAGAAAAACAAATTTTTTTGAAAATTTTGTTTATTCCACTTGACAAAGAATGTTTAGTACGCTATACTACGACCATACCAAGTGACACGGATATAAGTTAAGCGGAGTGAACACAAGGTATTTGGCATTAAAGTTTCTCCTAACCATTACGGCACAGCAACAGTGCCGTAATATGGGAAGTAAGCTAACTCGGTAGAAGCGATGGACTGAAAATCCATAGGAGTTGGTTCGACACCAACACTTCCCACTCAGGATTACTGTTCCCCGACAGCAATCCTACATCGGAGGGTTCCCACTTATGATAATCCTCCGAAACCTCACATAGAATCTACCCAGTGTGAGGTATGGACCATTAGCTCAGTTGGTTAGAGCGTCCGGCTCATAACCGGATGGTCCGGGGTTCAAGTCCCTGATGGTCCACGCATGGCAATCCGGCACGAAACTATAAATATGGCCATGGCAGTGAAGCTACGCCGAGATACACCGGAGGAAGTAAGGCGGCTGAGTGCGGCGGTGCAGTGCAGAAACGGTATGACTACCGCATGACCGTGACGGCTACCAGAGGTAGCAGACAAGAGAGGATGCAAAAAGATGTATATTCCTGAATTTTGGTGCGGTGTTGCCGCAACGATAATCACAGAAGTAATAATTGCAATCGCATATTCCATATATGCAGACCACAAGAAAGGAGGCAAGAAGTAATGAACAAAGCTGAATTAGTACAGGCTATGGCTGACGATGCCGGACTTTCCAAAAGTGACGCTGAAAAAGCACTCAACGCATTTGTTGAGATCGTAGGCGGAGAACTTGGAAAGGGTGGAAAAGTGCAGTTGGTAGGTTTCGGAACATTTGAAGTGACTGAGCGTGCTGCCAGAGTTGGCAAGAACCCTCAGAACGGAAAAGAGATTTCCATTCCGGCTTGCAAAGCACCTAAGTTCAAAGCCGGTAAAACACTGAAAGATGAAGTAAATCACTAAATGATCGGAGCGAACTTGGTGTAGTGTGGTGGTTCGATTCCACCTGTGGGTGTAGCTCTAGCGATTAAGATTCCCACCGCTTCTTTCCTAATGTTCTTGGCGATACAAAGAAAATTCAGGGCGAACGGCAACGATTGGTGGTGTTGCGGCGGACTGTAAATCCGTTCCCTCGCGGTAAACATTGGAGGTTCAATTCCTCTTTCGCCCATTTCGGTGTAATGAGCCGAGAAAGTAATCTTGCAAGAAAAAATCAATATCAGGAACCCGTTTACGCTTGTGCGGTTAATTGCCTTTCGGTAAAAAGGAACGCTCCTCTGTTCGATTAGTCAAGCGGTCAAGATACCACCTTTTCACGGTGGGGACGGGAGTTCGATTCTCCCATCGAACATTTCAACTGAGAATAACGCTGACTGTTTATAGTTGGTTTAGTGTTCCGGCTGAAAAGTATTGGCGAAAGCCGTGGTAAGCAATCATTAAATAGGGAGATTGCAATGCTCACTGAGAGGCTTATGTGAGTAGTCCGGGAAAGCCGACAGGACTTAAAATTGGAGAGCTTGCGTAAGTCACGCTAAAGACCACTGTTGCAACGGTGCCTACGTTACGGTTAATGCCACGGTTCCCCGACCGGGGATAGTTGGGTTCGATTCCCAACCGTAGGACGAGCGAATTTCTTTACCAATTTCTTAATCCGGCTCACACAGGAAAGAAATGGCGTTGCGAGTTATCGAGAAATAAGTGCTTTTTACATTACCAAGAGTTTTCAAGAAAAACTCCGGTGCGGAAAATTTACTGCTTAGAGTGCATGAGCGTTACAGCGATTTAAGCGGCGGTGGAAACTTCCGAGAAAGACCTGATTACAGATGTGCGTGAGCCGTAACCAACCGAGCCGTCATGCTTAGTCAGGCGCAGAGGAATGTAGTAGAGGCGGAGAACTGCGAAAACAACGTACATCCGAGGTAAGGCACAAAGAGTTGGACTGTGCCAAGGCTCTCTGAGTAAATAGTCGGTGGTTTATGAGAGCTATGATCTGGCGGCGTAAGCCGTGGGTCTTGTAAGTAGAGTGACAGCCTTGTGCTGAGGGACTACTTATAGGACTGCGGAGGGGTGTAGGGTCCGAGAACCGCATATACAAATGAAATACCCTTGTTGGCAACTGTCTTACACGTTGCATCGGTTCGGTGGCGGCAACCATCCAAGTCACTGCCGGACTGCATTGGAGTATAGCTCAGATGGATAGAGCACAACACTACGAATGTTGGTTAGCGCAGGTTCGAGTCCTGTTACTCCAATAATGGCTTGTAGCTCAGTGGTAGAGCGTCTGACTGTTAATCAGAATGTCGTGGGTTCGATCCCCACCTTGCCAGTTGGAGACACTTGACTTACTCTTTCAAAGCACTCCACAAAGGTTACGAAAGGGCGTTTACGACCGGCGGATAGAGGAACTCCGACTTGTACGTTACCAAGGGAAAACTACTCTGCCGTGTGTCCGGTTGGTCGAGGGTGCAGTCTTGAAAACTGTTTGGATGTAAAAGTCTCTGGGGTTCAAATCCCTAACACGGCGTATGGTGCATTGCCGTAATGGTAGCGGAGCGTCTTGCTAAGTCGTCCTGCAGAAATGCAGTACAGGTTCGAGTCCTGTATGCACCGCTATGAAACCGTATTCCACCGGTGGAGGAGGTTTCAGAATTGGATAGTAGGCAGTAAAGGGTAACTGCAATATTAGTACGGTTGAGGAAAAGGTGCGTCCCGGTGTGGCAACAACGCAAAGTGCAGTGATTGGAATAAGCAGGAATGGCAGCCACCCACCTTTGATACGATAGGTTCAAAAATCCGTACGCACCAAACACATGAGGTAATCTGCGACTATCGTAATATTCCAGTGTAAGGTCCGATTCCTTACCTATCCAATCCCGGTCCGGAACGGGACAATAAGCCGAAAGGCGTAGACAGAGAGGAAGAAAGGTATGATATTACAAACAATTAAAAAGGGTGTCAGAAATGATACCTTTGAGGAATCCCAGGTTATTCAGTGTTTTGACGTTATTATCGAAAAGGATATGCTTCAAATATCCAACGCTGAATCCTCAGACGAAGAATTGGAAATCAGACAGAAGAATTTCAACAAGGCAAAGGAACTTATTGGTGCTACTGGATTGTGCAGAGATAACATTATTTGGTATCTTGGCGATCCACCATTAGAGAAGAATGTTTCAATCACGGTGGTTACTTTAGATACAGTTACTTATGTGTATAGCCGCATTGGTATTCCTGATACTATGGTATTCATTCTGAATAATTCTGGAAAGACAATATCCAGAGTGTTATAAAAAGCCGTCCTGACTTCGGACGATAAACCAGTTGGGTTAGAGAGATTCCCCGAAAGACATTTCCTATCGACATTGCCATTGGTCTCGGCAGAACCGCCAATAGTGGGGCATTAAGCGGGTGTACGGAAATGTTTAATCAAGTCCGCCGGTCACATACTGTCGTAGTTAGCACCGGTTAAGTGAGGAACGCAAGGAACGACATAGCAGAACTTACAAAGCAGCCTAGGGGCGAGGTTGCATTATGGCGGAGTGGAGCAGTGGTAGCTTGCCGGGTTCATGCCCCGGAGGTCACAGGTTCAAATCCTGTCTCCGCAATCTTGCGTGGTAGTTCAATGGAGAGAACATTATGAGCGGTTGTCATGCTCCATGTGACACGGACAGCAATAATTCTTTTTTCGATGGTAACGAAGAGATGGGGGTTCGATTCCCTCCCACGCAACTGATACGGATTTCCGTATTAAAACTGAATATGGAGAGATGGCGGAACGGTAGACGCGGCAGTTATGTACAATACATCATGTTTGTGGTGCTGACAGCAAATCTTACAGCTTGGGACCTGCTTCATTGTTGGTTCAAATCCAACTCTCTCCAATCAAGGCGATGGCACAAACGTCCTTACAAATCAATAAGACGTGCCACATGGCGAGGTAGCTCAGATGGTAGAGCAATGATATGAATATGCAGATCATGTTAGTGGTCTCAACAGCAATCTCATTCCAATCCAAGGCATGTGTCGGCGGTTCGATTCCGTCCCTCGTCTCTGCCCCGATTGCCGGTTATGGTAAACCGGATGGAACATGGTTGACAGGAGTGTTCCTTACAGCAATCGAGCATACGGGTTCAAGTCCTGTCGGGGCAATTAAGTGACGCTTACAGCAATCTTTCAAAACAGAAAATTCCATTGACAATATTTTCCCGTTTGAAACAGCGTCATGTAAAAAGAAAGAGGTTGCCTATGAACCGAAAAGAAGATTATAGGGATATGGAAAAGTATCATAAGGCGTGTCAGAGGCAGCATAGGCGATATTACAGCAAAACGTCATTTCTATATCCGTCTCATCCGTGGACTGCGGAGGAAGATGCACTGGTAATCAAACATGAGATTACCGATTCTAAACTGTCTGAGAAGATTGGTCGTTCTGTCGGAGCGATACATAACAGGCGGTATGAACTTAAAAAGTTAGCCAGATAGGCATAAAACTTTACATGGGACACTTACAGCAACCCTTTTGGATATGACTGTTAATCATAAACCCCAATAGTGTCCTGACAATGAAACGGTAAACAATTTTATAGGGACTCCTACAGCAATCACAATGGTTAAAGCAAATGTCTAAAAAACAATGTGAAACGGTTCAATTCCGTAAATGAGAGTCCTGGAAAGGTAGGAAAACATGAGCTTTGCAGATGCAATGAGAGAAGAGGGTAGATTTACCCGGACTGAAAATGGTGCGGTGGCACTGAATACTTCTGGCGATGCCAGATTGGATCTGTTTGGTACAATCGGATCGCTGAGAGAGGCTGATGAGAACAGAATTACCACTCTGTTTGCGGAGGCATACGCACAGGACAAACTCTTTGCTACAAAGATTGCGTTCTATGCAAGAGACATTCGCGGCGGTCTTGGAGAGAGAAAGACTTTCAGAACCATTATTCGTTATATGGCAGAGAAACACCCGGAAGCACTCAGACCGAACCTTGATCTGGTCGGTGTGTTCGGAAGATATGATGATCTGTATGAGCTTATCGGCACTCCGTTGGAGGACGATATGTGGGCGGCAATGAAGAAACAGTTTGAGGAAGATTTACAGAATCTCAATGCCGGAAATGCAATTTCTTTACTTGCAAAATGGATTAAGACCGCAGATGCAAGCAGCTCTGCCACAAGAAAACTCGGGATCCTTACGGCGCAGAAATTAGGCTATCCGGTCTACAATTTCAAGAGAATCGTCCGTAGCATGAGAAAACAGATCGGTGTCGTTGAAAGTCTTATGTCAGCCGGAAGATGGGATGAAATCAAATACCCGGAAGTTCCGAGCCGTGCGATGATGATTTACCGCAAGGCATTTATGAAACATGATGCTGAGAGGTTTGGAGAGTTTATCAACAAGGCAGAAAAGGGAGAGGTAAAAATCAATGCTTCAACACTGTTCCCTTACGATATTGTTGAGAAGATCCTTTATGGCAGAGAGAGCAGTAAGGTACTCGAAGCACAGTGGAAAGCATTGCCAGATTATGTGGAGAAAGGAACAAACGCTTTAGTTATGGCGGATGTGTCCGGTTCTATGAGAGGCAGACCTATGGCAACATCAATCGGTCTTGCAATCTATTTTGCAGAGAGAAATGTGGGCGCATACCACAATCTGTTTATGACATTCTCTGACAGACCAGAGACGGTTATTCTGAGGGGAGAAACCCTTGAACAGAAGATCCGCAACGTAAGCAGAGCAAATTGGGATAATAACACAGACCTTAAAGCTGCTTTTGAGAGGGTTCTTGAAATTGCGGAAAAACACAATACTCCGCAGGAGGAAATGCCGAAAGCAATCGTTGTCATATCAGACATGGAAATTGACTGTTGTGGAAACCGTGAGTGGTCTTTCTACGACAAGATGGCAAATAAGTTTCGCAAGGCCGGTTATGTAATCCCGAACATCATCTTTTGGAATGTGAACAGCCGACACGATGTATTCCATGCAGACCATAACCGTAAGGGAGTGCAGCTTGCAAGCGGACAGTCAGTTACCGTGTTCAAACAGATTCTGCAGAACCTTGGTTACAATCCGGTTGAGGCAATGGAGAACACAATCAATTCTGAGAGATATGATTGCATCACAGTAGAATAAGTCAGGAAACAGTAGGTGGCGGTCGGAATGACTACCACCTATTTTTTATGGAGGAACACTATGATTGAATTACTGGAACACAATGTAGAAACATACCAGAAGCTATGTAATGAAATGGAAAAACATAATAAGGTCGCACTGATACAGGCTACCGGTACAGGAAAATCCTATATCATTAGCAAGTACATAGAGGAACACTGCCATAATGCTCTCATATTAGTTCCGGCAAATGCAATCGGAGACCAATGGCAGAAACTATTGCCTGACGTAGAAGTAAAGACATATCAGGCCATGGCAAAAGGAATTGATGGAGAATATGACCTTATTGTTGCTGACGAAATGCACCATTTAGGTTCTGATGTATGGGGACAGAAATTCATTGAGTATTTCATGCAAAATCCAGAGCAAAAGGTTATTGGTGCGTCTGCCACTGAAATTCGTTATCTGGATAATGCTAGAGATATGGTAAAAGAATTGTTTGATGGAGTTGCAGTATATGGAGTGGATATAACGGATGCAATCAATAAAGGAATCCTCCCTACATTCAAATATATTTCCGCGTATTATGGAACAGAGGAAGATTACAATAAATATCACGAAAAGTGCGACAAAATAGCAGATAAAGAACTGGCAAAAGAACTTAGCAGGAGACTGGAACTTTGTATACAGAATCAAATAAGTATTAAGGAAGCTATGACCAATAATTTGAATTTGGAAAACCATAAAATCATTGTATTTCTAAACGGTATTTGCGAAATTGAGCAAGCGAAAAGAATGTTTCGTGATATATTTCCTGATTGTGAGTGCAACCATGTTTCATCAAAACAACAAAGTCAAGTAAATGAAGAGTCAATTAAGCGTTACAAAGAGTCGGAAGCACATATTTCAATCCTTATTGCGATTGATATGTTGAACGAAGGCATACACATTGATGATACAGATTGCGTTGTTATGTTTAGAAATACAGTCAGTCCTCAGATATATTTCCAGCAGTTAGGTCGTGCTTTATCCGCAAAAAACCATTGTAAACCAACAATATTTGATTTTGCCTGCAATAGTGAAAATCTTAAAGCAATCGAAAGTTCCGATGGTGGGTATATGAACATTATTTCCAAACTTAATAAAAATATTTCAAAAGAGAGGAAAATAATAATCAAAAGTTATTCATCAGAATTGAACGAGCTTTTTCTGAAACTAGACAAATTTATTTCGAGAAAGAAAATAACAGGAACAGAGGCAAAATATATTTTAGACCATCAAAACGATAAGGTTGCGGATATAGCAAAAAACATTTCCAGAAGTGAAATGTTTGTAAAGAAATTCCTTGCAAGTGTAGGAGTGTTACAAAGGTCTATCAGTAAAAAAGATAATGCTTGAATTGTGCATCAATAGAGATGATGTAGAAAAATCCCTTGCAAGAAATGGAATTTGTGACAGGTTGAGAAAAGAGATAATAATGATTGACCCTCATACAGAAACAGCAATTAAAAAGTTTTCAAGCATAACAGAAGCTACTCAGTATATAAAGGAAAACTACAATCCGAAAGCAACCTATACAAATATTTCAAAAGCATCACGCGGCATTAAAAACATAATATATGGTTTCAAATGGGCACGCGTACAATAGGAGCACTGAACTGCAGAGAAAATCATAAAGAGATTCGGAGGTTAGAATGGTAAAGAAAAGGACTATCTACACAACATCAGACGGAAAAGAGTTTGATAATGAGAAAGAAGCGAAAGAACACGATGAAAAGGTCATACGAGAATCAATCAAGGTCTATAAGGTGTACTACAATCCAGATTTGAATGAGGGAAGAGGATATGGCGATCATGGATATGTGTATGTTCATGCGAATAAGTATCACGAACAGTTTTTAGAGTATTTCCTTTGCAAGAAGTTCGGAAACCCTATTTCCTTTGTCATGGGTACTTTTGGCTCAAATGCAATCATGCAGAAATATACTTACCTCGAAGTTCCTGAAAGTGATGTAAAGGCTGATAAGATTCTGGCAAGGATAGAAGAGGTCTTTGTGGATAAATTATGGGAGGATTCAATCAATGGATAAATACCTGAGTGTAATAACGAATTTTGGCTGCCACGGCAGATGTCCTTACTGCATTGTCCGGGAGAACGGAATTAAAGTACCGAAATCCACGGTGGACGGTCTGGATAAATTGGAGGATGCCATTACATTGACCGGAGCGAATATCGTATCTATCTCCGGCGGTGGAGATCCGCTTTACCGGTATAGTGACAATCCTCTTGTGCCTATGTATCTCGGCATGGTTATGGGTATCTGCATTAAAGCCGGTATTCCAATGGAAATGCACACGAGCTACACAGAGTCGGAGTTTCCGTACCATTTCTGCAAAAGAGTGGTGTATCATCTGCAATCCGTTGAGGATTTGGAATATGTGGAGAGACACGGAACGGAAATAGTAAGAGTTGTGTTCGTGGCAACAGAGAAATTATCGAAAGAGGATATTACCAAGATCTCAGACTTTGTTCATTCCTCAGACCAGATAGATGAACTCAGTTTCCGGCAGATGGTTAATGAGCGGTACGAGACGGAGTATTACAACCATGATTTTCTGAAAGCCGGTCACGAAAAAGGATTGTGGCATTACATCCGGCAGAAAGATTATAACATCTACTACGCTGAGAACAGGATATACACGAAGTTCTCGGAGATCGGAGAGGACGATGGCAGAACAGACCTGTAAACACAAGTTTCAGTTGACGTGTAAATCAAAGATTTTCGGAATTAAATCCTGCGAAATGCGATTAGAAACCGGAGAGCTGCTTACTTATATGCCGATCCCTGATGGAGTGAGGTTTTGTTTCGGAACAATTCAAAGGTTTTATGAGAGTGAAGATGGACAGAAAATCATTCAGGAAAGGTTAGGACGGTAGATGAAAATATCAAAAACAACCGTAAGGAATTATGAAATCTATGATTGCGCCAAGTGGCAGAGTACAATCGGAGAAACACTAATGTTCCGACAGTCACTCGGAGTTAAGAATAGAGGATTAGATAAGTGCTTTGCGTGCGGATATAAATTCGGTTCTGAGGAAAAACCGTATCTTGGCCTTATCAAGAACCATTCCAATCAATTTATATGCCGGGAGTGTGCCATGAAAGTGAATCCAGAACGCGTTAGATACTCGGAGGAAAACTGATATGAAATCGTGGTATTCAAATAGTGATGATATAGAACTGAAAGACGGAAGCAGAAAGAAAGAATACAAGGTTGTGTTTGAAACAGATTCAAAAGAACTCAAAGACGAAATTGAAAAATTCTTCCAGTGTTTGATGGATAGAAAGGATGGTAATTAAAAATGGCATTTTGCCAAAGATGCGGAGGCTATTGTCAGGATCATTACACATACTGCAGGAAATGCTATTACGCATTAGGACAACCGTATGGGAAAGCAATAGAGCGAGGACATAAATGCAGGGGATGCGGAGGAATCATTTACGGCAGATACAATTACTGCATGAGTTGCGCTCAACGAAAAGGTTTTATAAAAAACGATTATTGACAGACGATATGCAGACGGAAAGAGGTTTACAGAAATATGAACACTACAAATTATGAAATGTGCAGATCATACCTTGGAACAATAGATTCCGTGAGTACAGAGGCAACTACGTTAATTCAAAGCATGAAAGCATACAATGCGGATCAGCAAGGACAGGCCAAACTCTATATTCACGCAGATGGAGGCAGAGATACAGCAACCTTACTCAGTCAGGAAGAGGCAAATAAGACAATGGCATTGATATTGGAAACCTATGCTGCCAACATTAAAAATTCCAGAGATAAACTGATTGAGATTATAAATGCCGAGTATACCACGGTCCTTGAAGAAATTGAAAAACTGAAAGTTTAGGAGGATGAGGTGTGAGATTGACCGATGAAAGGAGAAGATATAATGACAGAAGCACAGAAAAAAGCAGTTGAGGTACAGAAAGAAATCGAAGAGGCCTGCATCCGGCATGGACTTAATCTTACTATCTTTGAAAATGGGATTGGATTTGTCGATCCGAAAGAGAATAAGATTGCCATGGTGTGGAGACCTCAGTATAAACCCGAAACGCCATCATTACGTCCTATGGAGGAAAACACACAGACAGATTTCAAACCGGCCACGCAGAAACCGTCTGGTGGGAATATGGCGGCATTTATCTATGGCAACCAAAAAGGTGGCGGCAGATTTGTAGGAAACCGTAAAAAGCATACTATCAGAGGGATGAAAAAGAAATGACAGAAGAGGAAAAAATCAATAAATGGATAAGCGAACACGATGGGGATGATTACTGTCATTACTGCACACTTTCAGAAGATTGCAGCCACGGTATGGTATGCTACGGCGGAGAACCAATAGAACCTGCGTGCTGCTCCTATGATATTGCAGAACTGCTTGATACAGAGCAGATTTTGGAGGATATGGATAATGGGGAAGAATAATAAATTGATAAATTCTCTGAATGAAATTGCCAGAAGAAACCGCTCACAGAATGTTGCTACCGCAGCAGATCAGATGGTTCCACAGATATATGCGGCTATCGCCATTGCGTTGCACCGCACATACGGTTTTGGGTATAAACGTATCAATGATATATTCGTGGAATCTCAGCATATTTGGGAGGACTACGCCGGAGACGGAGCTGGCATGGTTAAAAAATGTGAGGAAGAAACCGGAGTGACTGTATGTAGCCCAGAAGAGGCACAGAGATTGATGGAGATGCAGAATGGGATGTAGTGAAAATTGCGGATCATGCACATGGCATGAGAATTTCAATGGGACAACGGATTGGATATGCACCAATGAGGAAAGTGATTGTTACGGAGCAGTTACATCCTGGGACGATTGTTGCATAGACTACGAACCAAAGTGCGGAGAATAACGAACTCAATTACATCATTTAACTTTCAATTATATCATTTGAAAAGGAATGACTACGTTGAATATCGGCTACACCGATATTTTAATGCGTTATCATTCCTTTTTTGTTAAAATGACGGTGTCTTGGTATAGACGTTGGTGGATTATCCCTTTCTTGATATGGAGTAGTGAACGCTACTCCATATTGGTAAGCCCGGATAGCTCAACTGGCAGAGCATTTGATTTGTAATCAAAAGGTTGTGGGTTCGATTCCCACTCTTGGCTCTTGCCTCTTTCGAGAGGCCATGGGTTCCTCCATTATTGTAGGATAGGGCGGTGGCGAGCCGCCCAGTAATGTGTGGTGGCGCAGTTCGGTAGCGCATCTGACTTTTAATCAGACGGTCGTGGGTTCAAATCCCATCCACGCAACTATCCACATACAGAAAGGAGCAGCTATATTGGAAACGGAAAACGTATACTGCCCTGTATGTAAGGCACGGGCAAACCGTGAAAAACTTCTTTTCAAGAAAGCACCCGGAGCATCCGGCACGATTTTTATAAACTGCCGTGGATGTAAAGAAGTGATAAAAATAGAATTAAGCAAAGAGCCTTTGAGCCGGTTAAGTCATAAGTAGACTTGATCGGTTCTTTTGTTTTATTCGGAAAGGGGAAACTTCATGTACGCAAGCAACCGTCCAACTCTCGGTAGACGAATGTTAATGACTGATGAGAGGGAAATTACGAAAGACAATATCATATCGGTTGTATCTAAGGCGTTTATGGAACACCAGGAGAATGTGGCACAGGAAGTTTTTCTTTTTGAGTACGAGAAAGGCAATCAGCCAATTCTTAACCGTGAAAAGAAAATCAGACCGGATCTCAATGCCACAGTCGTAGAAAACAATGCTTCAAAGATTGTGGACGTGCATCTGGGATATTGTTTTTCCAACCCGATCACTTTCGTACAGAGAGCAAAGATAGAACCGACAAAGAAACAGAAGAAAGCCTTATTCGGATTTTTGAGAAAAAAGGATGAGGACGATGGAGAGAATATTGACGATTTGAAGATCGCCATGCTCAATAAAATGATGCAGGAGCAGAGCAAAGCGGCAAAAGATATTGCCCTTGGAAGAAACTTATTTATCTGTGGTGTCGGCTACCAGATGATGCTGCCGAACAGAAATAAGAGCAGATATTCTCCATTTGAACTATTGGTTCCAAGTCCACTTACAACCTTTGTGGTGTACTCAAATGACGCATATAGAGAACCGGTGCTAGGATGCACCTATTCCGTACATGATGATGGAACAATTACTCTTACGGCATACTCAAAGAATTTCTGCTATACCATTGAGCATGAGTTGAACACGACAGACTATCATCTGAAAGAGAATATCGCACCAAACCCACTCCGAAGAATACCGGTCGTTGAATTTTATCTGAATGACCGCATGGGTATTTTTGAAAAGGTTATCCCACTGATGGATGCAATGAATCTTGTGGATTCTGACCGTATCAATGATATTCTGCAACACGTTCAGAGTTTACTCTGGATGCACAACTGCCAGGTAAACGAAGAGGGCAAGAAAAACCTCGTAGACGGCGATGGAGTCATTATGACAAAGAGTACCGGGGACGGCAAGGAAGCAAAGATCACTTACCTCAATCAGACATTGAATGAGAGTGAGGTTCAGAAACTTGTGGATCATCTCAATTCTCAGTTGGAGCAGATCACCTCTACACCATCATGGCAGGAGGCAAGTGGCGGTTCAACCACCGGTGCGATGCAGTTATCCAATGGATGGCAGTGTTTGGAGATTTCCGCTAAGACGGTTGAACAGTTATTCACTGAACCGGAAATGCAGCTCATTGATTTGGCAATCGAAATCATTAAGACAGATCAGAGACCGTATGACGGTCTGAAAGATATAGAGACGGCAGATGTTGAAATCCGTTTCTGCCGTACAAAAACCTATGATTTGGTGTCTAAGACCAATTCCCTTGTGGCATTGCTTAATGCCGGAGTAGACGGTCTTACATCGTTTAACACTGTTGGACTGTTCACAGATCCACAACAGGCATGGGTTGATAGTAAGCCTATTATTGATGGCATACAGAAGAAACTTGCCTCCAAGGAGGAAAAGACACAGCAACCGAACCCTAACGCATACAAGGATGAAGAGGGGAACGGTGGGGAGAACAACACGGAAAAAGATAAGACAGAGGAATCTAAGCAGCCAAGTAAGACTGCAATGGTAGAAGAATAGGCGGTGTGAACTATGTATAATCCGGTTGAATACTTTGACGAAATGAACATTCTCAAAGACGATAAGCTCCGCCGGAAGAAAACCGCCAAGGAGTTTATAAATGCACTTGTAGACTTCTTTGAAGCACAGTTCCTCAATCTTATTTCCGGCATTTTCCTTTACGAAAAGACGAGTGCTGATTATGAAAATGAACTCATGGATCTCTATTTTGCCATGATGCCTGAATATCAGTACGACACAGAAGTAAGGGAAAAGGCATACAGATTTGCAAAGTATATTCAGGAAGCCACAGAGAGGGCAGTTGCAAATGCCAACGGCAACGATAAATATAAAATATCTCGTATGACCGGTGGCATGATGAATGAAGAGGATGTTCCCAAAAGTGTGAAAAGAATGTTCTCTGATGTCAGAGCTACAGAGATTGCCCTAAATGAGACAAACTGGATATATAACTGGATAAATCATCAGAACCTCGTGGATAAGAAACAGAATACCCACACATGGGTAAGCATGAGGGATGAACGTGTCCGGGTTAGCCACTGGGAGGCGGACGGCCAAACAGTTCCTATTAACGAGCCTTTTATCATCAATGGGTACAAAATGATGTTCCCACTCGATGATAGTATGGGCGCACCGATAGATGAGATCATCAACTGCCGGTGCGTAGAATTATAAATCAGGAGGTAGAAAACCAATGGCAACTGCAAAAAAGACAGCAGCAGACAAGAAAAAGATGGACGATAAGAAGAAAGCAGCTTCAAAGAAATCCGTTTCAAAGAAAGATACTGCCAAGAAAACTGCCAATAAGAAAGCGGCAGCAAAGAAGTCCACAGCAAAGAAAACTGCTACCAAGAAAACAACTGCCAAAAAGGCAGCAAAGAAAAACTAACTGAATACAGTTAGAGCCTATGAGCCGGATGTGATGGAAAATCGTGTCCGGCTCATTTTTTCGGTTACAGAGGGAGTAATTCCTTTCAGATAACGGGTTAGAGAAAACCCTCATCAAACGCATACAACTATTGTCTTGCAGAGACGCAAGTAAAAAAACGCAGAAATTCACACGGAGAGAACCGTTCAAACGCAGGAGGTCAATTATGGCAGATGTAAACAGCACAACAACTCAGAACCAGACACAGCAGCAGTCTCAGACAGCACCGCAGAATCAGCCCACTCAGGCATCCGGTACACAGCAGCAGCCTCAGACAGATAAGCATGAGGAAAACAACTCCGGCGGAGAAGTAACCGTTGAGAGCCTTATGGCACAGCTTGCACAGGAGAAAGCGGCAAATGCGAAACTGAAATCCGATAACGACAAACTTTGTACATCCGAGGGAAATCTTCGCAAACAGCTTAGAGCGAAGCAGACAGCCGAAGAGCAGGAGGCAGAGGCAAAAGCGGAACAGCAGGCTCAGAGAGATGCTTATGTCAAGGAACTGGAAAAATTCAAAGCGGTAGCGGAATCATCGGAGCGTTACTTAGGAATGGGTATGCCGGCTGAAATGGCAAAGGCTACGGCAACAGCAGAGTATGAGGGAAGCATGGATGTTGTTACCGGAAACATCACTAAGTTTATGGCGGAAAGAGACAAACAGAAAGAGTCGGAAATCCGCGCTCAGTATTTGGCTCAGATGCCTACGCCACAGTCTGGAAACGTAGGTCAGGTTGACTATTCAGCACAGATTAAACAGGCAATGGACGCAGGCGATTCACAGGCTGCGATTCTTGCAATATTAAGTCAAAGTGCCGCTAACAATCAGCAGGCATAAATCTAAAGGAGGTAATGAATTATGGCACAGGGCACAGCAACATCATTCGCTGTTCCTAATTTTAGCGGAATGTTATTCGCTAAAGGACAGACAGCAACACCGTTCTCTACTATGATTGGCGCAAGACCTCTTGTAACCAATCATGTAGAGTTTACTTGCGGTCAGGAGTACAACACAGAAACAGGCGAACAGCCGGAGATTTCTGAAACAGCATCCCTTACTGCACCACAGCCGGAAATGGTAACTAGAAGCCAGCTTACCAATGTAACTCAGATCTTCCAGAAATCCGTAGCGATTTCTTACGGAAAGCAGAGTAACATGGGTACACTGCAGGGCATCAATGTGGCCGGTCAGCAGGCAAATCCTATGGACGAGCTTGCATTTCAGGTTTCTCGTAGAATGGCAAAGATCGCACAGGATATTGAGTACACATTCATCAACGGAAAGTACGCAAAGGCAACTACTGATGCAGAGGCCAATAAAACAAGAGGACTTCTGACAGCTATCACAACCAACGTACTTGATCTTGCTAAAAAGCCTCTCACATACTGGCTTGTAGCAGAGGGATTAAAGTCCATTCACGATCAGGGCGCAAAGACAGACAACATTGTTCTCGGAGTTGATGCAACTACAATGTTGCAGCTTAACCTTGATGCGCAGCAGAACAACCTTACAATCGTTCCCCTTGGAAGAGAAGTGAACGGTATCAAATTACAGACAGTAGTTACCCCTCTTGGAGAAGTGGCAGTTGCTTTGTTTGATACTATGCCTACCGGTACAGCCGTTCTGTTCGATCCGTCCATCATGGCTCCGGTTCATCAGATGGTTCCTGGCAAGGGCAATTTCTTCCTGGAGCAGCTTGCAAAGACTGGCGCAGGAGAAACATATCAGATTTTCGGACAGATTGGTTTGGATCACGGTCCTGAGTGGATGAGTGCTAAGTTCACAAATATTTCCACAGATCTTCCGAGCAAACTGACAGCAACCACAAAACCGGGGGAATAACAGGTCATACCCTTGACGGTGGTTCCCGTATCGTAGCCGATTCTTCTGTTTCCACATCATCAGATGCGAGCACAGAAGAGACGGTTACTGATGTCACAAAGAAGTATACAGAGGAAGAACTTAATGCTCTGACAGTGGCACAGATTAAGGCTATCGCAACGGAACGTGGGTATGACATGAAAGAAACCGTAAAAGCAAAGCTGATCGCAGAGTTTTTAACTCAGCAAGGGTAAGAAAGTGAGGACGGATTATGGACGCTAAATTGTTGAAAGTCATTTTAGATGATGAAACTCTCACTGACGAACAGATTGCCGTCCTCCTTGTGAAAGCTCAGAAACAGGCTGCAAATCAACACTTTTGGGCGGATGATGATATTCCGACAGAGGCAGAGTTGGAGAGGTTTTATAACCGGTATGAGTTTGAAATCTATGATTTGGCGAAAGCCATAAACTCTGACGATGCGAGGGGCGGACTTGTATCTCACACAGAACTTGGAGTTACCCGGAACTGGGGACAGACAGGCAAGAAAGATATTGAGTTGGCCTTGGCGAAGATCCCACCCAAAACCTATGTCGGTCTGTTAAGGAGGGATGGCAATGCCGAAGCTGAGACTTAAAGACCTCAGATTGAACCAAGTCCCTTTTTATTACCAGACCTATGACGGAACGGTGGATGAAGTGGACGAGGATGGCAACCTTACCGGGGAGAGCATACCGAAGTATTCAAATCCGGTTCGTGTGCTTGCGAGAGTAAGTCCGAACTCAGGAAATGCCGAGGACTCCCCATTTGGTAAAGATATTGTCTACGACAAGACCATATCAACCGTACAGAAATTACCGATTGATGAATACTCAAAACTCTTCATAGATGTGGTTCCTATTCTCAACGAGGACGGTTCCACAGATACAGAACCGGATTATATATGTGTCTGCCCGAAACATGATTTGCAACAGAATCTATGGGCGATACGGAAGATTAAGGGGAATATCCATGCAGGACAAAATAACGATCAATCCCTTTGACCCGGACAGCATAGATGAGGCTATTAAGAAACTGGAAAAGCGGAAAGAGCGTATACACAAATGCGCAGAGAAACTTATACAGAGACTTACAGACCTTGGAGTTGAAAAGGCACAGGAGCTAGTTCCGGTTGATACCGGTACAGCAAGATCTTCCATTATCGGTTATCTGGATGAGGCAGAGGGAGTTGGAATCATAAGTGCCGGAGGGTATTGCAAGTACATTGAGTTCGGTACTGGAGTAAAGGGTAGGGACAGTTCCCACCCAAGCGAAGAGTACAAGGCAATAATGAACTGGGCGTACAATTCCGGTGCAACAATCTTTACCACGAAAGACGGCAGAGAGGGTTGGTATTATCCGGCTGATGATGGCACATGGCGATTTACAGAGGGTATGCCGTCAAGACCATTCATGTATGAGACGGCACAATATCTGAGGAAAGAAGCACAAAAAATAGCAAGCGAGGTATTCAAGGATGGTTAAGGACAATGTGAATTTGTATTTTACGAACCTCCTGAAAGACTTGCAGAAACAATACAGCAGTTTGAAAGGAGGACAGGTGTATAAAGCTACACCACCGTCATTCCCCTATATGTATTTCAAACAGATAGGCGGAGACGGAGCGTTATCCACACTTTCAAATACAGAGGACGGTATCAATCTTGGATTGGAAGTCAAATTCTATTCAAACAAATCCGCCTCAGAAGTGCGGAAGTTAGCAAATTCCGCAAGGGAATATATGGTAGGGATTGGATTTCATTGCGACTACTTCTCCCCTGTGGAGAATGTAAGCGATACTTCCATTTCACAATTCCTTACCCGATTCTCAAAACTGGAAACATGATTAACTCCATCGGCTAGGGTCGCTCCCGAAAAGCACTCGCCTGGTGTCTGCCGGTGGTTTTAATAAATTCAAGGCTTTACCTCTTAGGCAAAGGAAAACACAAGGAGGTAGAACGAAGATGGCAAAATGTACAAATGTGACATATCTCATGCACGAGAAAGCAGATGCTCCAGGAACATTTGAGAAGTTGATCGACATTACTGAGTACCCGGATCTCGGCGGAGAAAAGGAAAAACTCGATGTTACAACACTTTCCGATACGAAGAAAAGAACCATTAACGGTATCGAGGACACAGGGGATCTTGCTTTCAAAGCATGGTATGAGAAAGCTGATTACAAGAAACTCTTGGATCTGCAGGAAGCAGGAAAAGTTGATAAATACCAGTTATGGTTTGGAGAAGAGGGTGTTGACGGCAAATGGGAGTGGGCCGGTGTTATGGCAGTATATCCGACAAGCGGATCTTCCAACAATGCGAGAGAAATGTCATTCTCCATTACTGATGAGGGCGAAGAGGCTCTTCATTATGTAACAGCGTGAAAAAGTGAAGCAGCGGCAGGGGAATAATCCTCTGCCGTACAAATAGGACAGATTAACGAAAGGACGGTTAATAAGTATGATTTTACAGACAGCGAATGGACCTAAAGAGATTAAAGTAGCAGATCTCGATTTTACAAACCTTATGTGTGATCTGGAAGATCACGATGTAGATGTAATGGGACTTCTGGATGATGATACCAGAGAGAACATGAAGATTTTTAAGACAATCAGAGCGATCATCGCAGTCCTTACCGGCACAAAGGATCTCACAAAAGCCGGAAAGATACTGAGCGAACATTTGAAGTACGGTGGTTCCATGGATGAAGTCATGGAAGCCTTTACGGAGGCAATGAAAACCGCGGGTTTTGGCGAGGAAGCCGAGGAACCTCCGAAGAGCGGAGGAAAGAAAACCAAGGCGGCAACAGAGTAGAGGAAATAGATCTCAGTAAATACAAAACATTTACAGAGATTATCAATAAAGTTTGGCTTCCCAACGCTCTCCTTTATGGAGTTTCCTATGAGACCTTTTGGACATTGAACCCTACGAAATTAGAGCCATTCCAAAAGAAGAGAGAAATGGAAGCGAAAGAACAGGCCACAGCCTTAGATACGTTGGCGTGGTCCGTTGGTTCGTATGTCGTAGATGCCATGGCAATCTTCCTTGGCAGAAATGCTCCGGCATACCCAAGCCAACCAAGAAGCATGAACAGCACAGAGGACGCACCGCCGGGAGCAAAAATGACGGATGCAGACAGATTCGCTGCCTTTGCCGCAGAACATAATAAGCGATTGAGACAGCGAAGAGAAAAGTAGCTGATTACATGGGGATAGGTTGACGAACCGAAACAGCGCAAGTCCGGCGCAGTTCCCCATGTTTTCTTATTTTACGGACAAACAATACCACCCACGGACAGGGTTTTACGAAGTGAGGTGGCAAAATGCCTGATAACAGAGTAGATAGCATTTTATTGGAAATAGAAGCCACCACTGATAAGGCAGACGGTGGTATTGATAAAGTAACAAAAGCTCTTACCTCAATGAAGAAAATCACTGAGGGATTAGATACAGAAAAGTTAAAACAGATTCTTGATGTAATGCGTGGTTTCTCCGGCGTTGGAGATGATCTTAAAAATGCCGGAAGTGGTATGAGAAGCATTGCATCATCCATTAAGTCTCTGTCAGGAGTTGATACGGCGAAATTAAAAGAGGTTGCGGCTACTGTAAAGGAAGTCAGCACAGCACTTGGAAACCTCGGATCGAATAATCGCGTCAGCATCAGAATTGATTCTGAGGGGGCACAGAGACGTGTACAGCCTTTGGAGAACGGTCAGCAAGCAGCGGCAGCCACAGAAAGCGTTGCGACTGCATCAGAAGAGGCGCAGGCAGCAATGAACGGTGCCGCATCAGCGGCAAGTCAGTTGGCACAAGAGGAAAGCAACCTCGGAACTGCCGGACAAAGTGCAGCAGCCGGACAGACAAACTTAAACGAAAGTCTCAATCAGGCAAACACAAATCCGGCTAATAGACGTATTCAGGAACTCATAGACCAGATCAATAAGTACAAAGCCACTGTCAGCGGTATGGAGAGTGGAAAGATACGGTTTGATACCGGTCAGTATGAGGAAGCTGTGAATGGTCTCAGACAGGCACAGGAACAGTTTAAGCAGTTCAAGGAAACGGTTTCACAGTCTCCTAAGAATATGGAGGATGTGGCAAAGTCCATTAAGTCCATAGGGGATGCAGCACAGAAATGTGGACTTGGAACCTTTTCTTCTATATTAAGTGGAATTGCATCAATTCTTCCGGCCATTGAAACCGGGGGTATGGCGGCAAATGCCGGATTCCAGTCTATGGCGGTAGGTCTTGAAGCCGTTCAGGCGGCGATACCGATTATTGGTATTATCCTGACAATCCTTACTGCAATCATCAATGCGGTAAGGCAAGTGGCAAATGCTGTAAAGAACGAGACACAAAAAATCATTTCTGCCGTGAAAACGGTAGTGAACAAAATCCGTTCTGGGATTGCTGCAATTATAAACAAATTCAAGGAACTCAAAAAGAGAGTGAGAGAAAGCCTTGGATTTTCAGAAAAACAATCTGGCGCATTTGCAAAGAAACTCGGCTCAATCATCCGACTTGGAACGTTCATGTTATTACGTTCAATGTTTACACACCTATTTGAACTCGTAAAAACAGGATTCGATAACCTTGTTATTTATTCAAAAAGAGCCGGAACAGAGTTTCACAAAAACGTAAATCTGCTCTACAACGATTTGCGACAGCTTGGAGCATCACTGACAACTGCATTTGAGCCAATACTGAATGTAGTTACTCCGATTCTGGATTATCTGATTCAGAAGCTCGTTGCAGCAACAAACGCATTGGCACAGTTCTTCTCAGCACTCACAGGTAAGAAGTTCTATACCAAGGCAATAAAACAGAATAAAGATTATACAGATTCCTTAAATGGTGCTGCAAAGGCGGCAAAGAACCTTACCACCGGCATAGATGAGCTTAACATCCTAAGTGATGATAAAAGCGGCAGTGGAAGCAACAGCGGAGCCGATGGAACCGGTTATGAAACAGACGAGATTGCGGATAAGTACAAAAATCTTGCACAGATGATTAAGGATGCTTGGGATGAAGCTGATTTCTACGATGTAGGAAGAATGTTCGGGGAGAAACTGAAAGAAGCCCTCGATAACATTCAGTGGGACGGCATCAAAGCATCTCTGAGAAAGATTGCGAAGTGCATTGCGACATTCCTGAATGGTTTCCTTGAAACTCCTGGATTGTTCACATCAATAGGTGTGACAATAGCGCAAGCTATTAACTCTGCATTTGAGTTCGTTGATTCATTTGTAGAAAACTTCCATTGGAGCAGTCTCGGAACGGCAATAGCAGATCTTATCATTGGTGCATTAGATACTCTTGA